AAAGGATGTTTTCAGAATAAGACTAATAATTTAGGAAACACTGATATCGAAGAGGTTGAATTAAGCGTTGATAACGTTCGGGACACTATTGATCTTAGAAGGTCGGATGATGTTTACAACGATATTTATAAAGAGGCTCTTCGAAAAGCTAAAAAAATGCGAGTTTCCGCGGTAAATGCATTTCTTGAAGCAGAAAAAATTAAATTGAAGTTTAACCTACGCAATATAGATGAATCGTCGGACTCAGACGAATCCGTTTTAGAGGATTCGGATTAAGTATAACATTTAGGGTAAAGATATACATTAATGCCTTCTTTAAAAAAATATTTTATTGTTCATTTTATATAATGGCAACGATGAATAAAATGATGTCTAGTATGAAAAAACACGGGTTCTTAACACTTTTAGGAGTTTTGATTTTGGCATACGCATTAAAAGAATTTTCACATCGCAAGGGTTCTTCGTTTGAGGGGGTTGAGGGTTCTATGTTTAAACAGTATGTGGATAAGGCCGAGTACGAAGTAGGTATTTCCAGCCCCCCCACACAAGCACCCGGCGCGAGTGCACCTAGACCGGCTGGCCCCGAAGGCACAAACGAGGTTCCATCAAATATTACAGGGATTAACTCTAGCACACACGGATTACCCCCATCTTGTTCAGCGAAGCAGGTTGTTGACCCCAGCGAGCTTTTGCCGAAGAATACGGAGTGGAGCAATTTAGCGCCTCAGAGCGGGGGTGGCGGAAATCTACAGAATGTAAATCTTTTAAAGGCTGGGCATCACGCGGGAATTAATACTGTGGGAAATAGTCTCCGCAATGCTAACCTGCAATTAAGGTCAGAGCCACCAAACCCACAATCTAGTGTAAGTCCGTGGCTCAATACAACTATCGAACCGGACCTTATGCGTGTGCCGCTCGAGCTAGGATGCGGTGGTCAATAAAAATTAAAAGGCGATTATTTCGCATAAATAATATATACTGTTTACAATCTTAGTATATATTATATGGACAATAACGACACAATATCTTTTACGAAGAGCGTCGCATTACTTGGGGGAGTTGGGTGTCTTACGTTAATGCGGTCTAAATCGGTTATGAAATTTTTCAATAAAGACATAATGTTTTTGCTATTTCGGTATATTATACTTAATGTGGTTTTCATCATAATATATTATTATGTATGCAACGACGAGAGAGACTGGGGATATGAATCAGGAGACTATAGCGGAAACAAGCTATTTTATAGCGCATATCACACATTTATGGTCTCTACTACTATTGGAGATATACACCCAAGGTCGGTGAAGTCTAGGGCGGTTACGTTGCTCCAGTCAATGTGCGATTTTTATTTATTTGGAAATATTATTTACTACTTATCGTATAAGGAGGTAAACGGATTTTAATAAAATACTCTGAATCATTTTAAATATCACTTAATTATAAATAAGAATGACCGCTGCCGAATATATGTTAATTATAATAGGCCTTATTGCTTGTGTATATATCTATCATACTTCGGAGTATAGTCAACTTAAATGCATCATATCCAACGTAGACGGAAATAAATACTGCGTTCGGGAAAGAGAGAAGTTGGAGTTGGCGGCGGATAGGTTGGCAAATGTGAACGTGCGTATGAAGAAAGTGGTAGAACACTGCGGGTCGTCATATAAAAATCAAGATAATGTTAAGAGACTGGTAAAGGGTTATAATCCAAAAAAAATATATGAGACGCTGCCGACAAGTAAATACACCGCATATAGCGAAAATAAAGGGGAGAAACTGGCGTTTTGTTTAGATACAGAAAAAACGAAGGGGACATTAATTGATATGAATACTCTTACATTCGTCGCTTTGCACGAGTTGGCGCACGTAGCAACATTAAGCGTAGGACACACAGAGGAGTTTTGGAATAACTTTAAATTTTTATTGCAAGAAGCGAAGAAAATAGGAATATATAACCCAGTAAACTATAAAAAAGAACCGGCGAGGTATTGTGGAATGAATATAGACGACAATCCGTATTACGAGTTATAATAAATATATCTTCTATTTTTTAAGCTTTCTGCAATATTTTTTATGTAAATAACCATATTTATTATTCTTGTATTCTAGCTTATTACTGTCCATCATTTGGTGACATATAGTGCAATAATTAATGTATTCCTTTATATGAAATTCACAAAATTCGTTTGGATAACGTTTGTCTAGACTGTGGTCATATACAGACGATGTATTATAAATTTTAATTATTTTATCTGGAGCGACACCCCACCGTCCTAGAGGAGTTTTTATAGTATTTGCAGTTAATTTAGCTAAAATTTTAAACATATAATTAATGATAACATATATTTTAAAATATGTTATCAATTCAATTTTTAAAAATATGCGAGAGTTATTCAATCTGTTAATCGAATATAAATGTTTATAATAAATATTCTAATATGATGGACCTAGGAAGCATTATATTAAGCCGTATATCTATTTTTTCTAGGACGCGATTCACCGCCCTGCGATAACACTTCCTATATCTCCACGCACGCCAAACATTTTTATTTCTATAATTAAGCCTATGTATAATGTAGCTAACCGCTTTGTCCATAGACATTCCCAGCGAATATCGCGGGATGGCGTTCGCAACCAAGAAATATGCGATATCGTTATAAAGATAATGTCTCGGAAAGATAGTGTCTATTTTTCCGTTCATTTCTATGCACACGTCCCAATTTATTTCATTCTTCTTATGACAACATCTCCTACACGTTGCGCTTATTCGCAATTGGTCTATTTGTGTGAGCGAATAGCTTTTCGGATAATTATTATTATTCACGGTTTCACAAGCAGGACACAACCATTCCTCCATTGACATAATAATCTATAGTAATCATGAATCAATTATTTTAATATGTTTATTATTTATATATGCCTATAACTAATAGCGGAAAAGGCTCGTGTTGCACATACAGTAAAGGGTCTCATAGAACGGCTGGAAACGGTCGTATTTTTAGCAAGGTTCGCCCATCACCATTAGAAACACGCTTCGTTGTTGGGTCGGGCGTGGGTGCAAGAAACGCGTCTGTTTCACGAGCGCTTAAACGAAGGGCGGGAGGCGTCGCGTGTTGCTCCGTAAATAAGACTGCTGTTGAATACAGGCCACCGGAAGCGGCAGAATGAGAAAAAATAACTGCCTATCATTCGCCAATATCCCTAGAATACACATTTAATCGAACATCAAAATCTTGCGAGGTTTCCATTTCAGTGTCTGTGTGTTTTGTCCACATTGGACCCATATCATCCATTGGAAAAAACGTATCACACTCAAAGTCTTTTTTAATATTGGTAATATAAATCTCTTTAGTATCCGGATCATTTATAAATTGTTTATAAATGCTCTCTCCTCCGATGATCCATATTTCTTCGTAATTTCTCTCCACACACCATATCTTTAACTCTTCAATAGTTTTAAATACCTTGCAACTCTTCCCCAACTTATATATACCTTCCTTGCTTTCACCACCCACCAAACCAGAATATAATGTTTTAGACAAAATCAAGTGGTCCCTTTTAGGTAAAGGTTTTTCACCAATACTAATCCAAGTATTTTTCCCCATAACTATAGCATTATTACCTGCTCCTTTTGTTTTCTTGGAAAAAAATCTGAGGTCTTCCTTGATATTCCAAGGAAGATTTTTGTTCTTACCGATTCCGTTGTTGCTACATACGGCGGAAATTATTTTAAATTGCATTATACTAATTTAAAATAAATTAGGTTTATATATATGTCGCAAATATATAAATTAGGGTATATTGTAAATAATGAAATACGGGGTATATATGTGTTTTCGGGATTGAGAAAGCGGCTTCACGACAGAGACATTAATATGAATGAATTATATGTAAGCGATAGGGCTAATAAAATATTTGAAAATATATTCTCTCCAGAGGAACAGCGGGAGGTTGATGAGAAGAGTATACCCGTCTTATTTATAGACCAAACCGTTTATGCTGATGATACGATTGAGACTATAAAAAAAAAGATAATAATGGCGGTATCACAGGATAAGCCAGTATCATTTGATGAGATATATTTGTTTTGTGAGGAAATGAGGTTGCTAGAACCAGTTGCACTTTATCAGAATATAACACAGGATGGGAATATTGACTTGACGAAACAGCGATTTAAGCAATTATTACTGAATATAAATTATGCGGATATCGAAAAATTGCAGGAAAAGGATATATATACGATTACAGATGTTATCAATTTAAATTTGAATGTTGATAAGTCGAAAGTAAGGAGAGCAATTGGTCAACAGTTTACAACAAGGAATAATACATATCCATATACAATAAATCCATATGATGTTATTCAACTAGACCCGTTCTTGGAAATAAATGCAGACAATTTAATTACTACTTCAAATAAGGGCATTTTAATGAATACCGTGCACAATAATATTATATATATGTGCTGTGCATCGGACGTATTGGAATTTTCAAAAGAAAACGCGCTGGAGGAGGAAACAATGGTTAAAATATATTTCCCATATTTAAACGAAGATTCCATATTTAATTCAGACCTTTTGGATAAACGTCGTGATGAATTAATGGAAAAGACGGCGCAAAGATTGGGCGAATCCTTTACTAGATATAACGAGTGTATAACAATATTTAATGAAATATATGAAAAAGACGAAACCGACCCATATAATAATATGGGTGTGTCGTTAATAGAAATAATACAGTCCCCGACGCAAGAATATATTTTACCATTAGACGTGTTGTTTAAATTAATACACGCAACAAAGGAATATCCATTAATAAAATATAATCCCGGCAAACGCAAAGAGAATATATATAGATTGTACGCGAACAAAATAGCAACAAACGGAAAGAAAATCCCATATTTAGACAAGGGATTTATATTTAAATGGATAAAGCAATTTGGAACGGAAAAGAGTGTGAGCGTTTTGATAAAAAACAAAAGTAAGAATATAATAATCATATGCGAGTTTAATGTGAAGGGCGAAGTTCATATAAAAACCGAAATGACGCAAGTAATTGAAATAACAGAGATTAATCAAATAATTAAAGACGCGGTAAACCCGATTATTGAAAACATTAATAATTTCTTGTCACAAAGCGGATACTCTATAAATTTATTTGAAAGTATATATTCCGAGAATTCAAATATTGTAAATATGGATATAAAATTTATAGCATTAATGGAAGATGAGTTCAAGTTTAACTCGATATCAAAATGCATAACAAGTGTTTTTAACGTTTTAAATGATGATATGAAGAGCGGCATTGAGATGAGATTTAAGAGAGTAGCAAATTATAGCGAGATGGATGCACAAGAGGCTTTTATTATTGAGTTTCTTAGCCAAAAAAAAACGGGAACAGAAATTGTTGTCGGGTTAAAGGATAACTTTGGCGTAACAGATAAAGTAGCTAAGGAGATGTTAGGTGCATTCATAACATCATATCAGGTAACTGAAAATGCGTTTAAAAATAAAAGACTTAAAACAAAGTTTAATCCCGGATTTTTAACAACAATACATCGCGAGGAGTTTAAACAAGACATAATTATAACGGTAAGCGGCATTAACGATTCTAAATATATTAAAACGATTCCGATATATATTCATTCGTTGTTGAAACTTGTTCTTGATGAAACAATTCCTGTAGAACAAATGAGGTTTTTATGTGAAAATAAAAAGCTGGAGGAAGAGGTTGTTGCCGACGAGATTGAGCCTATTGAAAGTGAAGAACAAGAAATAGTTGCTAATATTGGAAACAACACCAACATGCTGGACTTGCTTAATGCTTTCAGCGAAGACGAAGACGACGACGAAGACGACGAAGACGAAGAATTAGATGAGGATGAGGAGCTCGAGGATGAGAAAAAGACTGAACAAGAAGAAGACGAAGAAGAAGGCGACGAAGACGAAGGCGAAGAAGAAGACGAAGGCGAAGAAGAAGACGAGGAGTTTGATTTTAGTTTTATGGGAGGAGCAAAATCTGGAGGAGCGAAATCTAAGAGCAAGAGAAACGCAGACATAGATGGGATGAGCCTAAGTAATCCTAATCCTTTCTCGAAACGTATGGAGGAACGAGACCCCGATTTGTTTGTATATGAAGCCGACAAAAATTATAATGCATACTCGCGACTGTGTCCGTGGAATATGAGGAGACAGCCCGTTGCGTTAACGGACGCAGAGAAAAAGAAAATAGATGAGGACCATCCAGGTTCATACGATGGTGCTATCCAGTATGGAAGCACGGATGCGAAAAAGAGCTGGTATATTTGTCCTAGATACTGGAGCATAAAAGATAACGTTAGTTTAACCGAAGAACAGGTAAAAAGAGGGGATTACGGAGATATTATACCACAAAACGCAAAAACAGTTCCCAAGGGAGCCGCTATATTTGAGTTTAACAATAAAAAACAGCACGCTGGTAAGGACGGAAAATATCACACGCATTATCCAGGATTTTTAAAATCGTCAAGTCCGGGAGGTAAATGTTTGCCGTGTTGTTTTAAAACGTGGGATGGTAAATCACAGGCTATTCGTAGACAAGAATGCTCCCACGAAATGTCTCAACATAAACAGGAGAGCGCGGCGAGGGATGAAACAGTTATGGACGAATACATTATTGCTGCGAATAAGTTCCCTCTTCCACCCGGTAGATTCGGATTCATACCTCTCGCGGTCCAACGTTTTTTAGATACTGATAATAAGAAATGTTTATCTGGTCCGAAGAAATTTAAGCAAAATTATCCGTGTTTACTGCGGTATGGTGTTGAAATACACAAAACCCAGTCGTTTGTTGCTTGTGTCGCGTCTATATGGAATGACCAGATGAAAAGGGAAAATACTTCTGTGAAAGAAATGAAGAAAATAATTATAGACTCGATTGGGCTGGACGTATTTATAACATTGCAAAACGGAAGTCTTGTTGAAACATTCGGGGAAGACGCGACCGATAAAGAGATTGAGATGGATATCCACCACCAGTCCAGTTTATATAAGACTGTCGATAAAAAGAATATGAATCACGTTGCAATATTAAAAAAAACCATAAACGCATATAATAATTATATTGATTTCATAAAAGACGACGCGATTACAATTGACCACAAATATATATGGGATATTGTTTGTGTTGCTAACCCAAAATTATTTACCCACGGTTTAAACCTTGTTATATTGGAAGAGAAGAATGACGACGAAACAAACAATATTAGCTTGATTTGTCCGTCAAATCATTTTAGTAAGAATTTTTTCTCAAATAAAAAACCAATAATAATTATAATAAAAAATGAAAACTATTACGAACCGATATTTCAATATACTAGAACTACAAAGCATCACGAATTAATTAAACGTTTTCATTTTAAGGATAAAGGAGTTACTCCTAGTCTTATTAAAATCTTAAAAACGATAAAAACATCTATGAATAAAAATTGTTATCCATTACCGAGCCTTATAGATAAAACTCATAAATTTAAACAAAGTATTATGTTGAATGATTTAATAAGCAAATTGACAAAGGCGGAGTTTGATATTAAAACTCAGGTAATGAATTATAATGGAAAAATTATAGGCGTCGTTGCAGAGAAAGGTGAATATATAGGGATGATACCGTGCTACCCTTCATCCCCCATATTAGATATACAGTTTATATGGATAGACGATGTTGAAATATACTCATATGAGGAAACTATTCGATTTTTAGAATATGTATTTAAGTATTTTAACTATGTCGTGCATTGTAATCCTAGATTAAAGGTTATAGAAGACGGTCTGATAGTTGGAGTAATCACCGGAACAAATCAGTTTATTCGAGTAAATCCCGAACAAGATACATATGGCGACGATTATCCCATAGTTAATGAGCAAAGCCGATTTGAAATAGATAAGACCTCCGCCACATCATATAAAGTTGATTCGGAGAGAATAAACCTTATGAAAAAAATTAGACTTGAGACAACATACTATAAAATTTTTAGAAATACAATTAGAGCCCTTCTAGGAGAGCATAAGAATATTGGCGTTCGGAAAAAAATAGAAGATATAATAGAATCGCCGATATTAATTTATTATGATAAATTGGACAAGATAATATCTCTGTTAAAACTAAATACTAGGCGCGTATTTACGTTTACGGTGTTTACCGAGGAAATAATAAATAGCTTAACAGATATAACAAGCTGCTACCATAAAACAGAGTGTGGACCAAAAGATGTTTGTTTAACAAAAAAGGGGGTATGTTCTATATTAATTCCCTCGCTTAACTTAATTAATAACAAGGACAATCGAGAGCTATACTTTGGTAAAATATCAGACGAGCTAATACGATATCAACGTATAAAATCTTTCATATTCGACCCCAAAGTATTCCTAACATTTGAAAATATTAAATATAATTTACGCGAAGACGAGATTATTCTATTGCAGTCGTTGCTAACTCAAGAATATTTTGAAGACATTGTCAAGGATAAATTTAATAAATATATAAAGACCGTTCCATATGACATAGCTGACCCACAGGTTTCATTAAACTATAGTAATAAAATAAAAGAAGCGGAGCACGCAGAAGCGGAGCACGCAGAAGCGGAGCACGCAGAAGCGGAGCACGCAGAAGCGGAGCACGCAGAAGCGGAGCACGCAGAAGCGGAGCACGCAGAAGCGGAGCACGTAGAAGCGGAGCACGCACAGAAGCGGAGCACGCAGAAGCGGAGCACGTAGAAGCGGAGCACGTAGAAGCGCCACCCGCGCCGTTTAAAATAATAAAAAAGAAAAAAAGAGTAGTTCTTTCAGGAAGATGCCCCGGTGAAACGAATTTACCTTTGCCGAACAAATGGAAAAAGGTGTTCTCTAAGGATACGCGTGCGACCGAATATGGGGGAGATTCTGGAGAGTGTACAATAAGTTTAGTGAAGACCATAATAAAATTAAGAAATAAGATTGACATAACAAAGGGAGAAATAATATCGGAATTAATTAACGAGTATGAAAAATATTCGGAGCGGTTCTTTTCAAATATAATTAGCATCTTTAAAAACCAAGGAAAGCTTAAAATAGCGAAGGAAATAGACTCTTTAACAGACTTTAAAAGGGTTCTTTCGTCCAAGGATTATTACCTAACAAACATAGATTTCTGGATTTTATCGAAAAAGTATAATTTGCCGATAATATTGGTGTCGCAGAAGCCTTTCTTGGAACACACGGTGTCTGGTGTGCTGAAAGATGGACGAAACCTATTATTATTGAACAAGTCTGACGTAAACCAATATTTTTTTATTAAACCATCAGCTACGCGTAGCGGAGAAGCACCAACATATAGATTATTCTATAATGAGACCGGGCCATATATACTTATATCATCACTTGATAAAACGTGGGGCAAATATATAACTGAAAATATGGAAAAATTTACATTAGAAATGCTGTTAACTAATGGTTCCAGCCTTAAGAACAGATTTTTAAAACTAAAATAATTGGGTTGGTATTATATTATATTATATTATATTATATTATATTATATTACTAATGGTAGAGGTCGCAAAGCTATTTGGATGGCCTAGCAAAAGAGCCTTTTTTATTAAATCTAATTTGTTTGCGGTCTTATTTTTTGGAATTTTATATTTTGTTTGTTCCATATGGGAATTGGAACGAGAAAGCGAGGCAGGTAAAAGTATTGGGTTTTTTTATTGGATATGGTTCTCTTTAGTAACACAGACGACTGTTGGGTATAGTATATGGGAAGACCCTTCATATGGGGAAGTTAAGACCAATTACAATACATTTAAGATTATAAATATTGCACAATTAATAAGTATTTTTGTAATAGCCGGATATAGTTTATAATAAGTTAGTTTAATAAACTACATTATTAAAGATTATCTGGATGTGCTGGACCACGTCATCTGTCGTCGGGATCGGAAGATATTGATGGTTCGTGAGAAGTGGTTAATAGTATCGTATTAGTAGTTTATTCGCTAGACGGTTCATTTTCTCCTTGCATACCCGTCCCATTTTCTCCTTGCATACCCGTCACATTTTCATCGATAACAATATTGGCAATATGAATAGCTGTTTCTTGCGAAATACTATTATCTGGAGAATTTGTTGGAGAGATCGTCCCGCCGCTAACGAGAATGTTCGTCCGAGTTGTCGAGCGTCTAAGATTCTCGAGTGCTCTATCCATTGAAATTCTAAAAGTTTCGGGTATTGCGTTAGGCACAGGAGAATCAGGCACAGGAGAATCAGGCACAGGAGAATCAGGCACAGGAGAATCAGGCACAGAAGAATCAGGCACAGAAGAATCAGGCACAGAAGAATCAGGCACAGAAGAATCAGACACAGGAAAATCAGGCACAGGAGAATCGGGAACAGGAGAATCGGGCACAGGAGAATCGGGCACAGGAGAATCGGGCACAGAAGAATCAGACACAGGAGAAATAGGTTCGTGTGGAAGAAGCGTATTAGAAAGGGGAGGGATAATCGTTTGGTTACCACTCAATCCCATTTGATGGAGGACTTCATTTGTTGGGACTCCGTCAATATCATCCCTAACAAAAACATTCTCAACAAACCTATGAGAAAAATTAGTATCTCCGTGTCCATTGTCGAATATTAGATTTCCCGAACTATTTCGGCGAACGGGATTCGACATACTCGCGTGTGAATATGTAACGATATTACGTTTATAATATATTTTTCTACCAAATGTTGGGTTTAATTTATTAAATATATAAAGGGCGTTCCTTAACTTTCTTTTACGCGAGGTCCGCATTACTGGGTTTAATGAATAATGAATAGTCAAAAAATCTTCCAAATATATTTGAAATGTTTCTATTATTTTATCCCTCGGAAACTCTGAATGGATGACGATGCTTTTCAAAATTTTTGCGTATTCTATAAGAAGGTCTTTAATATAATAATACTTGTCGTCTTGTGAAGAATTCCTATTAAAATATTTTATAGCATAGTCTCTAATGTAACATTCATTTTCTCGGGAGAAAGTTGTTATATCAAAATTTTTTAAAAAAAATTGCAGTAGCAACGTTGGCATAATATAATTGCTTTCTTTTATAGAAAAATATATATTATATAGTTGCGCATATGTGAAATCTATATTAGTATATGGGTTTTTCGGAAATAGAGATTCGGTGAAAAAATCGGGAGAGTTTGAGAGAGACGTGCAAATAATATTTATAATATCCGATGTTCTATACGTGTATTTGTTTTTTGTTACATCATCGTATATCTCCAGAAGCATCGACCCCTTAAAATTACATAGCGGTGTCATACATAAGTCGGTATTAACATCATATTTTTTTGCTTTTTTCAGTTTGAATAAATATGCTTGTCTAGAAAATGCAAAGTATATACGCTGTGCTTTATAAAAATTGTTCATAATTCGCGTCTTTGTATTATTATCAACAAACTTGTTATTAATAATTGACTGAAATAGGATTTTATATTTGCTTTGACGAAGTGTATATGACGGTTTTAATCTTAATGAATTTATAAATGCGTAGCTAACAAAGTCTGTATTATATGTATTTTTCTTACCAACATTTGATGAAAAAAAAGCTACTTCGCTAACATTAATATTTGGATACAATTTTGAAATAATATAAACAAATGAGCTCATAGTATTAAATAATATTAATTTTTATATATTATTTAATTTTATATATTATTAAAATCCTGGGTTATAATCGTCATCGCTGTCAATATTTGTTGCTACAATAGAGTCAATGTTATTGTTAATCTCGATGTTAGCTATAGCGCACTTCTCACCAGAAGTGGTCAGTCCATCGAACGTGTCATCAATGATCTGGGAGGAATCGTCGTGTTCCCATTCGTCAACGTCGAGAGTGGACATCATTTCTGTGTCTAGGATTGTTTGAAATGAACTCGTTCCAAAATATCCCTCTTGGCCGCACATTACATTTGCGGACACTCCGCGCATTTGGTCTAGTTCGGCGTGACGAGCCGCTTTCAGAAACATTTCAGGAGTTTCTTCGAACGACGCTTTTGCCAGAGGACCGGTGTCGTCATTATTAAGACCGTGTCTGAAAATAGACACCATGCTGTCGTTGCACGTCATTCTATCACAAAGAACGCTTAGGTGATGATAGTTAATATACGTGCTATCAAACTCAATAACATCGGACAGCTCATTAAAGATAGACTGCCTTGCAGCCTCGATGCCGAGTGTTCTGTAAATTTCTTGAATGTCGTTGGTGAAACTTCTGTTTGCATCTATAAAGTCTAGTGCAAGAATATCCATTAGGTTTGTTCCTACGGTGTCAATCACCCACGCATCTTTTTTAACATAAATTCCCTCCTCTTCAACCAAATTATCGGTTATCTTGCGGGGGATCACGCGACCTATTTTTTGAATTCCGCGCAGAACCAAATTGTTTAGTAACTGATCCTGGAAATTCTTCAGCATATAAATTTCGTCGGATTGGTCGAGCGACTGTTGTTTAGAACTGGATTTTTTAGAGGTGTTTATCCGGATACGGAAGATAAGATTATCACTATTATAATCGCTATAAATACAACTCAAGTCATCCCCATAAATATTTTTAATAGCAAAGTTGATGTCGTCCATCGTAATATTGTGGTCGATCATTTCTTGTGCGCTCATATTCATACGAATAATCCATTTTGATTTATTTACAGAATCTTCAGCGGCTTCCTCACCACCGGTGCATTCGGAGAACATTGTTTCAAATTCTTTGTACTGAGCCATTAATTTCTCGTCATCGGGAATTACTGTTTCGGCGTCGTTCGGGTCGAAACAAATCTTTACATTATCAACAAGATTATGCAACTTTACGTGTTCCAGTTTATGCATAATGCGCTGTGCATTATTTATATCTGATTCCTCGTCCTTGAATAGACGAACTGTGCAAGACGGGTTTTTAGGGTTCTCCGACAAGGAGAGGATCTCCTCAATTCTCGGAACACCGCGAGTGACGTTACTTTTGCTTGCTACTCCGGCAAAATGGAAAGTGTTAAGAGTCATTTGCGTTGTAGGCTCACCAATACTTTGGGCTGCGATGATTCCCACCATCTCGCCCGGAGCAATAATCGCGTTTTTATACGTCATAACAATTGTGTCGACAAGCACGATGAGTGCCTTTCTATTAAATCTCTTGATCATTAGTAGATCTTTAGGATTGAGATAGTAATAATACATTGTTTTGAATAGATCGGTTGGCTTTACGTATGTGATCATTTCAAGTTGAGCGAACCCGTTGTCAATAATCTCAAACGCTTCGTATGGAGTGATATTCACCATAGAATTAATATTTATATGTTGCTGGCCCTGAATATTATTAATAATGTGCGTGAATGCAACCGGTAGATGGACAACTACGTTGTCGTGGTTGTCGAATACATTCTCGATAATGTCTTTTCTGGACACAACCATTAGTTCGATAAGCTCTTTGCATCGGTCAGACAAGTCCTTCTTCTGCTTTGTAATTCTCTTAATCGTCGGTTTCGTATAAGAGGTTGTAAAGGCAGCGTCTTTCGTGTCATCAGACGGCATTTGGTAATGTGCGTAAATATCTTCGAGGGACATACGAACTAGAGGCAGAGCCTGGTTTTCCACCTTAACCGGGTCAAACCCGTCTTCTCCGTAGGAGAACTGTATGACCTTATTTTTATTGTTTCTTACGGTCATATCATACTCTACCTTAAGATCCTCCAGACCTTTTACAAGGCGGCGCTGAATATATCCTGTTTGGCTGGTTTTTACAGCCGTATCAATGATGCCAACCCGACCACCCATCGCGTGGAAGAACAACTCTTCTGGAGAGAGTCCCGAGATAAACGAACTCTCCACAAATCCGCGGGCGGCGGGGGAATCATCGAACTTTGTGAAATGCGGAAGTGTTCTGTCCTCGAATCCATATGGAATGCGCTTTCCATCAACGTTCTGCTGTCCTAGACAAGAGATCATTTGCGAGATGTTTAGGTCGCTACCCTTTGACCCAGCCTCAACCATCGTGACAAACCGGTTTCCGGCGCTTAGACTTGTTCGCCCAATCTTACCAGCAGCCTGGGTTGCCTGGTTAAGAATGTTATTCACTTGTGTTTCAAACTCCTTCTCGTTTGATTTTCCGGTTTTATTCTCAAAAACACCCAGATGCATCTCATCAATAAGAGATTGAACCTCGCTCTTCTTTTTATTAATTGCCTTAGTGATCTCTTCGTTGGTAACTGCGTCGGCGATGAGGTCGCTAATACCTACACTATATGAAGTGGTTTTCATATACTCCGTAACAATATTTTGCAAGTTATCAATGAAGTCGGCGCTTTGCATATTGCCGAAATCGTTGCACACGCGATGAAGAAGTCCCTTTGACCCGTCTCCAAGAACGCCCTTCTCCATTTGCCCACGAATATATTTACCATTTACAATTTCAAGAACGTTGTTCGACGTGGCGTATGTATCATCGTCTGCAAAACGTTTTGTTTTATACTTTAGTGACATTGGTGGAAAGATTTGACTAAGAACATCAAATGTGGTCACAGTTGGTGTAGTCGGTAGTTTCGATAAATCGATTTTTTTCAAAGACATAAGCAAGTTCATCGCAGAACGGGAGCTTATTGTAGTCCCTTCGCGAGTAATCTGGTAGCTTCCGAGTAGAGAATCCTGGAAAATGCCAACGATTGCTTTATTATTAGCCGGACTAATAATCTGCCACGGCACAGCGGCTAGGTTGCGCAGCTCAGCCTCGCTTTCTACATCTTGTGGCATATGCAGGTTCATCTCATCGCCATCGAAGTCTGCATTATATGGTTTTGTGTCTGCAACATTCATTCGGAATGTGTCGCCGACCGGCATAATCCGAGCCACATGGCTCATCATAGACATCCGGTGAAGAGTGGGTTGGCGATTAAATAAAACGATATCTCCGTCCATCATATGTCTGTGAACAATATCCCCGATCTCGAGATTGATAGACATACGGTCAATATACCGGAGTGAAACATTGTCGCCATTTTTTCTTTCGAGAATTTTTGAGCCGGGATGAATGTCTGGTCCGTTTTGAACTAGTTTTAGCAAATATGACTTATTGCGATTGTTTACCTGAACTGGTTTAGTAAGATTCATCGCGATTTTAATTGGGACGCCGAGCTCTGCGATGGACAGATTGGGGTCAGGTGTAATAACAGATCTTGCCGAAAAGTCTACACGCTTTCCCATCAAGTTTCCGCGAACACGCCCCATTTTACCATTAAGTCGCTCTTTGATGGACTTAAGTGGCCTCCCCGAACGCTGAGCGACGGACGCAACGCCGGGAATTTTATTATCCACAAGAGTTGCGACATAATATTGAAGAACAGTTGTCCAGTCGTTAATTACATTTGAAGCGGCGTTTGCTGTAATTTTTTCCCGAAGAGTTTTGTTCGCTTTAATAATATTTACAATAATGTGACTAATGTCGTCCTCGCTCCTCTGCTGAGAGTCGTGCTTAACAGATGGGCGAACCGCTGGTGGTGGAATGGCAAGCACCTGACAAACCATCCAATCAGGACGAGACCATACTGGACTAAATCCCATAAAAGACACGTCGTCGTCCGTAATGCGTGTAAATAGTTTCAAAACTATTTCTGGTGTCATCGCGAGCGATAGTTTATCGGACCCCTCCGCCGCCACGCCTTCCATATCATCCCACTCCGCCATAATTGTGGCGAGGCCTTCTTTTTTGAGCTTGTTTGGCTGCTTGCATCCACAACCGTCATCAGTCTCCTCTCCGCATCTCTTTACTTTACTCGCTAAAGCAAAGACGAAATTCCATCGTGCGTCGTTGCTTAGTTTGAGTGCGTGTTTATAATGTTCTTTGCTAATAAGCAATTTACTGCATTTTACACAGACACATTTTAGGATTTTAATAATAGTATTTAGATATTGAATATAGAATAACGGGCGAACCAACTCGATATGTCCAAAATAACCGGGGGATTGCATATAGTCGTGGCCATCGGTGGGGCAAATAAATCCTGGTTCAAGAACACCCATTCTTGGATCGAATAATCCGTTTATGACTGGTTTGCCGTTTACATATGTATCCTTGCTAGTAATCTCGGCAACAGACCCTTTACGAATTTCCTCGGGAGACAATATACTAAATTGAATTCCAATTACTTTCGCGGGAGTTTTTGTTTGAATAATTCCTTTAGTAAGTTGAGCCATACTTATATTAACATAATAATATTTAGATAGGTTTATTTCAATTTTATAAACATATATTATTCAGAAAATTGAAATAAATGATATAAATAATTAAAACTATACTTATACAATGCCTTCTAAAAAAGATAACAAGCGTATTTCTGATTCAACCGCTGCACGCGACTGCACTTCTTCATCGGATGAAAATGAGTGGGATAGTGAAAGCGAGGAAACATTTGATGCAGATGATTATCGCGACCTACTTGCAGAGCTATTTCCTTCTAAATATTCTAATAATCGCAGAACTTCTAAGAAGCACGGAAAGTCTGATAGGAGTGGAAAGTCTGATAGGCGTGTAAAGTCTGATAGGAGTGGAAAGTCTGATAGGCACGGAAAGTCTGATAGGCGTGTAAAGTCTGATAGGCGTGTAAAGTCTGATAGGCACGGAAAGTCTGATAGGCGTGTAAAGTCTGATAGGAGTGGAAAGTCTGATAGGAGTGGAAAGTCTGATAGGCGTGTAAAGTCTCGCGCCAAAGAAGATAACCGTAGAAGGCGTAAAAAGCTAGAATCTGATGAGGAAGAGTCTGAAGATTCGTCAGATTCGTGCGAAGATGATGATTTCGATGAGTCCACTAAATCTAATTTTAATATTATATTTACAATGGGTCGCGGCGACTATGACAGCGATAGTGATAGCGAGGATGAGGACTATTCCACCGAAGAGGATGATGCTGTGGAGAGCGAGGAATATGACGAGGAGTGCGAGGAAGAGGAGGAGGAATGCGAGGAAGAGGAGGAGGAATGCGAGGAAGAGGAGGAGTGTGAGGAAGAGGAGGAGTGTGAGGAAGAGGAGGAATGCGAAGAGGAGGAGGAGCGTGCTCCTAAAACTCTAATTATCGATAAGGCTGCGTCTAGCACCCAAAGTTCTATTGATAAATTCAAACGTATGATTGATTCTCTTCCCAAAAAGGAGAGGAATAATCCATTTGTTATGCAGATGATTTCGGATTTTAGAAAGCGCGAGACTGCATTTTGCGAAAAGCAAAAGCATAAGTCAAAGAAGACGCGAAAGGAAAATTCTAAAAAATTTAAGAAGATGTTGCGCGAGAAGGATGTGATGAATGACTTTAAATATTTTAAAAACAAGATTTCGGTTGACGAACAAGAGCTTATTCTGAACCAGATCGAGGCTATTAAAAAACATTGCGAGATTGATAAGCCATATCGTCTTGCGTTGCTAGATTCGGATATTCCAATTGAATACAAGGCGTGTGCTTATCGAAAGATCAACACTCTTAAATATATGGACCCCGGCAGCGGGGAGTATTATAAAATAAAGAACTGGGTAGATGCGTTTATGCAAATTCCATTCGGAGTATATAAGACTCTTCCCCTCACCATAGAGGATGGTGTGGATAAATGTCACGGATTTATGGAGAACGCGAAGGAAATTCTAGACACCGCTGTATTTGGCCTTGATGATGCAAAACTACAGATTATGCAGTTGGTGGGTCAGTGGATTGCAAATCCGAGTGCTATGGGAACGGCTATCGCAATTAAGGGTCCGATGGGGACGGGGAAAACAACTCTTGTAAAGGATGGCATTAGCAAAATTCTGGGACGAGATTTCGCATTTATCGCACTTGGAGGCGCGACGGATAGCAGCTTCCTCGAGGGCCACTCATTCACATACGAGGGGTCAACGTGGGGTAAAATCGTGGATGTTCTAATGCAAAAAAAGAATTCTAATCCAGTATTTTACTTTGATGAGTTGGATAAGCTAAGCGATACCCCGAAGGGCGAAGAAATCGCTGGGATTCTAACACATCTAACGGATACTTCGCAAAACAACAAATTCACCGACAAGTATTTCTCCGAGATTGATTTTGATCTTAGTCGTTGCTTGTTTATCTTCAGTTATAACGACGAGTCTAAGGTGAACCAGATTTTGCTGGACAGGATGTATCGTATCCAAACGAAGGGATACGATAAGAAGGAGAAGACCACAATCGCGATGGATTATCTTCTTCCCAAGATTCGCGAACAGGTTAAATTTACAGCGGAGGATATTACAGTTCCCGAGGAGACTATTCATCACATCATCGACTCTTATACCGACGAAGAGAAGGGTGTCAGAAACCTCAAACGTTGCTTGGAGGTTGTTTATACTAAACTAAACCTGTATCGGTTGATGAGGCCCGGATCGAACCTGTTTGAAAAAGATATGACGCTAGAGATTACATTTCCGGCGAAGGTTACTGTGGATATGATTACGAAACTTCTGAAGAAGGCTGATGCGGATAAGAGTAAGTGGAATCATATGTATACATAGTTCATTTAATGGTTCATTTAAATATTAGAATATATATCTATGGCGTAGTTTACAAGAATCGCAATATTTTCTTTTCATTTTTCCCGAAGAACATATAAATATGTTCTTACATAAACGACATTTTGTCTTAATTGTTATATTTTCTGAAAAATTATCTTGTAGAACATCGTTTTTGACCAAAGATTTTCTTTCCATTTATTAAATTGAAAGAAAGTATTTATATAACAATAGGTTTTATAGTATAGTATCGGTTCTCTCCACATCTATGAAACATAACTCATCTGCACAATCAATTTCCTCTGGAGGTGATGCCAACCACCAATCGTTATCACGTTCCGAATATAACTTGTTAATGTTATTAATCGTTGAGTTGGTTAATGCGAGGCGTAAATATGATCTTTTTTTATGTTGTTGTTTAATATTGAACATGCTCGCAATAAGCCCCTCGCTGCAACCGTCTTTTATAAGCTCATCAAAATCAATACATCCAAACATAAATACTATAAATAATTTTATATATTTATATTATTTAAAAGCTGTCCATTGTATTACGGTTTCCTCCGCGACTGCTTAAGTATTTCATTTGTTGTTCGGTTTCGCACACGCATCCACCAGACCCACTATATGAACTCGGACAGCATTCGGGCGACATTGTGTTGTCGGCGAACATTGCTAATTCTCCGTTTCCCAACGGGGCGGTTCTTCCAACAGTATTTTTCGAAAGAGCACTGTGATGGTTTTCACAGCTAGTATTCTGATTATATACTTCACCTTGAACACGACCGGGGACACCGTTCGACATAGAACTTGATGGATAGATAGACATATGTTGGTTCGTTCGAAAACCTTCCTTTTTAACATTACAGAATAATGATAACGCAACCATTCCACCCGTAATTAAAGAGATGATGACAACATCGTATCGTATTTTACCCATATACATTTTATAAATATTAAATTTTTATAGAATTCTGGTATTAATATGAATATTACAGAATAGCCGAGGCCCCGGTGTTCATAGGAGTGACGAGGTTTCTTTCAATCCACTCGAGTAGAATTACTAATACGGTGAATATCGAAAGTAGAACTAATGCGACAACAAGGAAGCCTAAACCCGACATTATTTGTACCGACCCAATAATAGCCATCACCAAGCCTGCAAAAAAAGTGAAAAACCCGGCCTCTAGGCCGACTCCTATCTCCAACTCAATAATCCCCGCCAAAATATTTCCAATACCTGCCGCGAGTGCTCCTTCAAGTAAGGCGTCCGAAGCAATCATAGTCGCTCCTATTGTCTCAGCAATACCTATTGTTTCAGCTCTACTAAACCCTGTTATATCGTGAATATTTTCTCCTTCCACCGCGGCTAATGGGATAACGGCGGCGGCACCTAGCGACATTTGAAAACAAAATAGAAGTGGAGTTAAAATAACTAATAGAATAAACTCAACAAGTATCGCAAAAATCCAGTTAGAAAAACCCGCCCCCGCAACAATAACCGCCTGAATAATGCCGCCCACCACACCTTTTACCGCAAAAAGTTTATTTATGATATCCCTTATATCTCCTACTAGCTTCTCTATAGCTACGATAATATTTTCAATAATAACCATAAACATAGCCATAAGAGACTTTAAGAAATCCATTAAATCTTTTAGTAATTTTAACAATTCACTAAATATACCGGGCATATCACTAAATATCTTATTTAGTGCAGACAAAGCGAATAGTAGTGGAGCAATAAATGCGTTTGCAATAGAACCAATTATATTTTCTACACAATAATTAAAATTATCTTCGGTATATTCCATAGCAGATTTACCGGTTGTATTGTTTATAACACCGGCGAAGGGCATCACTCCCGGATTGCATCTATTCTCAGCCCAGTTTTTTTTCAAAGAGTTGGTCTTACCACCAGACATAAAATATCCTATAATTGTTATGAATACAGTTATTATTAATAATGAAAGCCACATATATCCTCCATATTTTTGAGTATATGTTTGCTTTGTATATATGTTTTTAAGTTGCGCATATAAATTCATTTATTATATATATTATTGGGAGAATAAAGCATATTATGAACCTTATTTAGACTGAATCCTTCACGTTGTCCCAACCACGCTTAATTGCGCTTCCTCCACTACTTACTCCGCTCATTTGAAGATGTGCGGCAGCCGAAGCCCTATGCATGATGTCTTTCATCGAGAAGAAAAACCTTTTAATTCCAATAATAACGCTTGATAATATACCCATTGTAAAATGTGTTGATTTCTTTGTTTTCTTCTTTGTGTGCTTATTAGAATCTGATGAAGTGCTGAATGCCATGTTTGCAGACGACATATTTCCGTTATTTACGTCAGTCGCAAAGTTTGGCCCCTGTAATGCGTTTCCTATAAACACCGATTGTATATTATGGATACAATATGTGAAATTCTCATATGCGTTATGTCCGAATGCATCTGCAAAAAGCATAACCGCTGGCTTACATCTATAAGCCGACCAATTATTTTTTACGTTTTTCATTTCCATCGTTAATTTACTAAATGAATGTAGCATTGTAAACATCCATAGTATAAATATCGATAGTGTTATATCTGAAGTATTCATAATAAATTATAATGTTATTTTATTATGAAGATTAATTTATTTTATTAGAGACTTTATCTGGATGGCCCTCTTCACTTGTGTCTGCTACGCTTGTGTCTGCTACGCTTGTGTCTGCTACGCTTGTGTCCTCTTCACTTGTGTCTGCTTCGCTTGTGTCTGCTTCGCTTGTGTCTGCTTCGCTTGTGCAAGCTTCGCTTGTGCAAGCTTCGCTTGTGTCTGCTTCGCTTGTGCAAGCTTCGCTTGTGCCTGCTTCGCTTGTGCCTGCTTCGCTTGTGCCTGCTTCGCTTGTGCCTGCTTCGCTTGTGCCTGCTTCGCTTGTGTCCCCCACCACCCTTAGCAATAAACTGGTTCATAACGCTGTGGTTGTGCAAAGCTTCGGCTGCGCCCTTGTTTGTGTGCGCAAACATTTTAAAGTATCCATTTTTACACGTGGCGTCTTGCGTCATATATGTTTGTTTACCAACAGACTTTCCGCCACCACTAAAAGCACCATTTAATTTGGCCGTCTTATGTTGATTTCTTTTCAAGCTTCCCGCCGCGCCCTCCACACTGCCGTTGAAGCTACCCTGCTTAGCCACGTCTGGAGTTTTATGAATTGCGTGGTGTCCACACGTGTTCGTCATTATATACTATATATATAAAAATAGTTAGAGAAATAAATACTAAAATACTAATAATGAATCCACAAGAAAGATTGCAGTTAGATAAAATGATTAAGGAAAATAACGTAAAAGATTTCACAAATGATATAAGAAAAAAGAAACATAGCCGCCCACTCGAAGAAGACCTAAACACATTTCTCGAATTTAATAAGAGGAATAGTAAATTAAATATAAATAATCCAGATGAGTTTGAACGCAAGTTAATTTCAAAATGTCAATTTTTATTTATTAATTATACAGACATATTCAATCGGCTGAGAAAGGACGAGTTGGACGTGGACATTTTCAAACAATTTATTTCTATACTCCGGCGTATTGAAGATTCGGAGTTTGGACAACACGACGCATCGTTTGAGGTAGGTAAATTATTGAAAAAAATATATATTGACTCCGCGCTACGAAAGGCGGGGAAGCTGGATAATGGAGAAGAACCCACAAAAACAACCTCCCCTAAAAATATATCTTGGAGAGAATACAAAGAGAAAAACCTATAATCGGATATAATCGGATATAGTCGGATATAGTCGGATATAGTCGGATATAATCGTGTATATTATATTATATAATTGAAATCTTTTAATATAATAACCCACGATATTAAATATGGCGTATTCTCTTGTAATTGTAGAATCCCCTGCAAAATGCAAAAAAATAGAAGATTATTTAGGTCCTGGATATCGATGTATGGCCAGTTTTGGTCACCTGCGTGCATTAAAAAATCTTAAATCAATCGATATGGAAAATGAATTTAATCCGTCATTTCATTTGGTTGAAAACAAAAGTCAACAAATTTCTAAATTAAGAAAGGCAATACAAGGCGCAAGCGAGGTTATACTCGCGGCGGACGATGACCGTGAAGGCGAAGCAATCGCGTGGCACATTTGTCAAATATTTAACTTACCCGTTACAACAACAAAGAGAATTATATTTCACGAGGTTACCAAAACCGCCCTCCAAAAAGCCATTACACAAACAACCACTCTAAATATGGATATTGTTCACGCACAACAGGCAAGGCAAATTTTAGATTTGATTGTGGGATTTACATTATCTCCTATTTTATGGGACAAGATATCATATAAAACAAAAACGGGGTTGTCTGCGGGAAGGTGTCAAACCCCTGCGTTGCGTCTAGTATATGACAATCAGAAGGAGATCGACGCTAGTCCGGGTAAAAAGGTTTACCAAACAACCGGATATTTCACCGCAAAGAATGTTCCGTTTGCACTTCAATATAACCACGACAGCGAGGATTCTGTGTCAGAGTTCCTAGAAAATAGTGTTGAGTTCGAACACGTATATTCGTGTGGAAAAATCCGGTCGACAACAAAACAACCCCCTTCCCCATTTACAACAAGCACGTTGCAGCAAATGGCTAGTAATGAGCTGCATTTCTCTCCAAAGGATACAATGAGATTATGTCAAACGTTATATGAAGGGGGTTATATCACTTATATGAGAACAGATAGTAAAACATACTCTAATGACTTTGTAGCGACGGCATTAGATTACATTGGAAAAACGTATGGGGGAGATTATGGATGTGGTGATATAACTATACTTACGGAGAGGAATGCTGAAGACAAGAAGAGCAAAGGAAAGGCGAAAGCAAATGCAAAAGATAAGGAGGTGTCTGCGCAGGAGGCACACGAGGCAATCCGCCCGACGAATGTATGTAATAAGGTGGTTCCCGACGCTGTAGGAAAACGCGAGATGCGCCTGTATGCGTTAATCTGGCGAAACACCGTAGAAAGTTGTATGGCGCCCGCGAAATATAGTGGAGTAACCGCATCGATTACAGCTGCAAATAATAACGAATATCGATATTCTACCGAACAGGTTATATTCCCCGGATGGAAAGCAGTCGCTGGGTTCGAGGAAGTAAATGCCTTATTTAATTATTTCCAAACGCTAAAGAAGGGTGCAATTATTAATTATAAAAAGGTTACTGCGAAGGTTAGTATGAAAGAGCTAAAAACACACTATACAGAAGCGAAGCTTGTTCAGCTACTAGAACAGAAGGGAATAGGGAGACCATCTACATTTTCATCATTGATAGATAAGATTCAAGAGAGAAATTATGTTAAAAAAATGAATGTGGAAGGAAAAAATATTAAATGTGTTGATTTCGAATTAGAAGGCGATGAACTATCCGAAATAGAAACCGAGCGCGTATTTGGAAATGAAAAAAACAAACTAGTCGTTCGGCCGCTAGGGACGATTGTAGTCGAGTTTCTCATTAAGCATTTTAATCAACTATTCCAATATGAATATACGAAACAAATGGAAGACGACCTAGATAATATCGCGAAGGGCAACAAGGTTTGGCATACCTTATGTGAGAAATGTAATGACGAGATCGCAGAGTTATCAAAAGATTTAGTGAAAGTAGATAAATTGAAAATTGTGTTGGATGATAAACACACGTATATGATCGGTAAGTTTGGTCCAATTATTAAATGCAGCGATGAAGATGGGAAATCCACATTTAAGCGCGTGTGTGAGGATATAGATATTGACAAGTTGCGAAGGGGGGAATACGCACTTGAAGAAATTATTGCCAAATCGACAAACAAGGATATCGTATTGGGCGAATATAAAAAGACGGAGATTGTTCTTAAAGAGGGAAAATACGGTAAATATATCCGTTATAAAACGCGAAACATATCAGCGGTGGTGGAAGGCGATACAGAGATTACGCTAGAGGATGCGATAAAACTTATTGAATGCAATAGCTCCGGTGGCGATGCAAAGAAATCATCTATTATTAGGACAATAGATGATCAGTCATCAATCCGAAAAGGTAAATTCGGAGATTATGTATTTTATAAGAAACCGGAGTGGACGAAGCCCAAATTTATAAAATTATTTAGTTTTGTAAAAGAGAATGGAAAAGATAGCTATAAAACGTGTGATGTACGAAAGTTAAAGACGTGGTTGAAAAATAATGCATAGAATAAATTATGAATCCATAAACGCCCCTTTCAAAATACCATTATTATATGGAAATAGCTCTCTGTTAATTTCGGTGCACGTTATTATAATAATATATATCCAAACAAATACCGTCATATAGTCGGGAATAAATTTTTCTATTTTCACATACATTGCTACATACCACCCTCCAAAGAATCCTAATATATCGGTAAAATGGTTAATGTTTGTTTCCAATATTTTTCCATTTGGGTCTTTGCTATGTTCCAATAATTCTAAAAATAAATGAAAAATGTTGGCGATAAGAAAGTTGTTTCGCAGACTTACATTCTTTTTTTTTAATAAATAATACCCGATCGCACCACTTGTTATATGCCCTATGGTGTATATGTCTGTGAGATATATACCCATATATATAATTCTAGAATAAATTAAGAAAATAAATTAAGAAAATAAATTGTTAAAATAAATTGGGGGCACCTACATTATATACCTTTTCAATGTCATTTCGAAGAGAGTTAAATTCAATTGAGAATGAGAAAGGCACATCTTGGAAATCAACAAGCATCCCATTATGATAACGGAATGTAAACTTTAGTTTTTGGATTCTTTCTATTGGCGGGTCATATACAGATAGGTTAAGCAATGTATCATTTCGCGAATCAAAGAAAGGGTTTGCTCCACAGGTAGTAGGTCTATTTAACATTGGTATTTTAGCAAATGCAGATTTAACCTTTCCTCCATACGTATTTAAATACATATTGCTTGTTTTAGACGGATGGGGGTAAATCTCGTCATACGAATTGTATTTATCGAGCTCCATATAAATAACGTGCTCCCCGTCGAGTTTGGGAAATTTAGGTGAAACGATTAATTTATTGTTGACACCTATAGAATTATAAGGGGGTAGATCGCCACAACAAGTTGTGGCCGGGGATTCCATTTCAGAATTAATCAAATTATTTATACCTTCGGGGAGACAGGTAGAGGTGTCGTCAGACGTATATTCCTTTTTGTCAAACCCCAAATAATAGCCCAATCCCCATTTAGTAGGCTGACACCATGCAGTTTTGCTATTATCGCAATTATCCTTATAACAAATCTGGTGGTCAAATTTTAAAGAAAACGAGGCGCCGGCATAGTAAAAGATAAATCGTTGAATAATGGGGTCATATTTTACGGTAATATTATCTGTATTCATAAGACGTGTCAATACACACGCCAACTGGTGTGGTGTATAAAATCCGTCTGGTAATTCGATTAATTTATCACTACTGGCAGCAGTGGTATAGACAAGAGCGTTATTCTGAAATTGCTTACTAATATTATAGAAATGGGACGGCATTGCTGTTTCTGCCAATCGCAAAGACTGGACATTTTGGATAGATTCAGGTAATTCTACTTCGAAATGGTTGGCGTTTGGCCACTTGCATACGTCTCGGTCTTCAGAATGTATAGTGACAAGCTTTCTATCTAGGGTATAATACTGTTGACGAGGAATAAGCGGTTGGTTGTTTTGCACATTGAAATGTATAGGCATAGCACTCATAATATAATTGTAATGAGATTTTATTTACAATAAAATAAATGTATAATTTATATGTCTAGCGAAAGTAGAAAAATCCCATTTACTCATAAAACAATTGGGACACCCGACGGAACAACTAACGCTGGGAACCACCCAACCCCTGCTGGTGGAAATTATACCTTAACCAACCTAATAGTGATATGTGTGATTGGATTAGTCGTTAAACTATGTTTTGCGGAAAGCATTTCGACAGATGGAGAGACTGGTCCAGCGTCGTCGACTATATGGGGATATGGCATTACTGCGATTTCCGTATTTTTTATAACATTTATAAATTATGCTCTATCCACTAAAGCCGGATATAGTAATGACGGTAAAGATAGTTCGATAAAGTTTGCCGGACATTTTATTCATAGCTCCCTGCCGTCAATCTTTACACTAATTTTATTAATATATTTAATATACCTTAACTTCACATATTTTACTAAAATAAACTCGGGGAAGGTGGCCGATGAGTTTTACGATATGTCTCGAATGTCGACGATATTACTATACTTTCAAATATTTACACTGTTCAAATATTTATATACAGCTCATAAACCAGAGAAGGATGGTAAGGCGAACGATTCCTCGAATGATGGTGCAATCATTTATTTACTTAGCCTGATGAATATAGTTTTTATTATTATACTAAATATTATATTAGAGTATTTCTCCACCGATGGTTAATGGAGTTTTGTTAAAAACATAAATTTATAAGTAATTCCGTATTCTTTTTCGGTTTCCCATATACCCGAGATTTTTAATATGATATCATTTAATATTCGCGTATTGTTGTCGATAAATATTTTTATGAGGCCTGTTCGAAGCTGGTCCGAGATATTATTTATTCTTTTTTTATCAATATTTGCCTTTTTTAATATATTTTCTTCAATACATTTTATTTTATTAATTATATCACTATTCATTCCGGGACTGAAGCGGCATTTATATTTTATATAATTTTTTTCTGTGTTAATCCCATTTAGTTTTATGTTTAATAGTATAGAATTTAGAGTATACATGGGTGTGGAGTATACCACACGTGTAAATCTTCCATTTGCGATCACCGTATTATTTATATTTTTTCCAAAGAAAAAGCTGTTGCTGTCAATATTATTTATGTTATGAACAATATACATGATTATAATGTATAATTAATGAGTGTTTAAGTTATGTTTAAGTTATAGGATGGACATAAAATACAATAAAGAGATATAATATTAAACTTAGTTAGGTCTGGGGTATTATGTAAATCGGCGGATGCTCGATTTAATTTATCAAGTAACAAGGGAGTTGGATTAGCAAATAACGCATATACCCATAATTTATATAAGTTTGGATGACTTTCTTTTATTAACCGCAGCGCTTCCATAATTAATAGTTATTATATAATAAAGATAATATTTAACTCACTATAATGAAATTAAATAATTCGAAATTTGAAGATTACCTTGCGAATTACTCTAACAATACCCTTCATCCAACATATAAAAGTGTATATAATGATTTCCCCGCCGACATTAAAGAGCTGAGAAACCATATATTTTACGGACCAGAAGGTGTAGGTAAATATACGCAGCTTTTGGCAAGTATAAATAGATATAGTCCGTCGAAACTAACATATGAAAAAAAGATTTGTATTAGTTACAGCAAACAAACCTATTATATTAAGATTAGTGACATTCATTTTGAGGTGGATATGTCTCTTCTTGGGTGCAATACGAAGTTATTATGGAACGACTTGTTTAATCAAATAGTTGATATTATATTAACAAAACCGGATGAAACGGGGATAATTGTTTGTAAGAATTTCCAAAACATAAGCAACGAGTTGCTAGAGACATTTTATAGTTATATGCAAACAAATAACACGTCGAGTATTAATATAATATTTATGCTCTTAACAACTCAAATAAGCTTTATCCCTGACGCAATTAGAAACCGGTCTAATATAATTAATTTTGCAAGACCGAGTAGGGCACAATATACTAAGTGTTTGGGAGTTAAAATTAATAAGGGTTTAAAGTTAGAACATATTTCAAATATTAAAAATGTGAATACAAACATAACACAGCTAATGACTCCCCACCGCAATATATGCAACAAGGTTATTCATAATATTATTAATGTTAACGATAGTTCATTTATTGAGGTTAGGGAAGTTTTGTATGATATATTTATTTATGACTTGGATATGAACGAGTGTATATTTTATATACTGACGGAATTAATTAAAAAAAAACATATTAAGTCCAATCATATTGCAGAACTGTTTAATAAAACAGCGATGTTCTTACAATATTTTAATAATAATTACAGACCAATTTATCATTTAGAGAGTTATATCTTTTATTTAACAAAGACAGTTCATGATTATAGCTGATGCGTGTAAAATATTGAATTTAACCAGTCCTTTCTCTCTCAGAGAATTAAAAAAAGCATATTATAATGAAGCACTTAAGAATCATCCCGACAAAAATCCAGACAATCCCGATAGCACGGTGCGCTTTCAGAATATACTGGAAGCATATGAGTTTTTGTCAAGTTATGTAGACAACGCTGAGGATAACGCGACAAAACAAGACATTAGTTATGAGGGTATATTGAGAAACTTTATATATTACGCAGGGGGGGATAAGTCGGCTAAAATAGAATCAATATTACATATGATTACGCAAAAGTGTTCTGCGTTTTCGAAAAATATATTAAAATCGTTAGATAAGAAAACACTACTAACGATATATGATTATATGACAAAATACTCTGACGTACTTGATATAAATCCTGAGATACTAAAAACGTTAAAGGGCCTGGTCCGTGATAAAATTAATAAAGACACCGTCTATATTTTGAATCCGACCATATATGATTTATTTGACGAAACTGTGTATAAACTCGAAGCATCAAAAACGTATTACGTTCCTTTGTGGCACGAAGAAATAGAGTTTGATGCAGAAGAAGAAAACTGTTCTATTATAGTAAAGTGTGTGCCCGAACTACCCGAGCATATTTACGTAGACCACCACAACAACATTAATATAAATATATCTGTTTGCTTATCCGGATTACTTCTACGCGATAGTATTTCGGTTGACGCGGGAGATAAAGTATTTCACATACCTGTTAAAAAATTATTTATTAGGCCTATACAAAGTTATGTATGTAGACAAGTTGGGATTCCTAGAATTAATAGCGGTGATATTTATAACTGCGAAGAGATAGGAGATGTTGTCATCCATATTGCGTTGACCTAGGTAAATGCATAAAATGTAATAAAAAATATAGAATATATATTTTTTATTATTACTACAATAATTTTTATTTATATTTATTTATTTATTTTTATTTATTTATTTACTCTGCAGAAGCAGTAGTAACCTTCTTTACACGACGAACAACCTTCTTCTTAGCGACTGTCTTTGCGGCGACAGGGGCAACAATAGTTGGTGGGGCGATTGGTGCAACAACTTCGGCTGCTGCACTTCCACCAGAATCATCATCCTCGTCACTATCCTCTGCTAGCTCTGCCTCATCATCGACATCATCGTCGTCATCATCCTTCTGCTGCTCCAGACGACTCTTTTCGCCAGATGACAGCTGGATGTGGCACTTGCCCTTTAGGGTCGCGCGAGGCTTCACAACTGCCTGGACGAGCCGCCAAGTCACGCCAAACTTACCGTTCGCAAACCATAGTCCACCACATCGGATTACTGTAGCAGCGTTCGATGCCTTTGAGATAAGGTCGAGTGGCATTAGTCCATTCTCATTCGGGAATAGGCGATGGCTCTGCATATCGTAAATCTCGCAATCAAATGCCTGATCCCAATAAGTGAGCTTAACCCTGAGAGTGGGTGAGCGAGTCATATCAAACTCTCCCGTCTGCTGATCCTTGGGATAACGAAGCATCGGATGGAACAACGCATCTACAACATCGTCGGTTACCTTTGACTTATTTAGAAGCTTCTTACAGTTTTCCTTCACGTGGGTCTTAATATTCTGCTCAAATGCAATAAGATTAGCTAGGAATGCCGACGTCTCGTCGGTCTTATACTCGTCCTTAGGAAACTGTAGAGACATATCATACGACTTGCGTCCATTTGCGTCGTCTACAAACTCATTCACACCCCACGTGAGCATAAGAGGAGTTGTAATTACAAGAGCTGTCTTAGCCGCCTTATTCTGGATATTTACACTCTTGCCTCCAGACTTGTTAATCTTGGGTTCGGAGTATGAGTAGCTAGTGTGCACAAGTGCGCAGCCATTTAGGATTTGGTTATCGCTGTCGGTCATCTTTCTTGTATATATATATGGTAATCCTCTAAATCAATTTTTTTATAAATTCATCGAAAAATAAAAAGACTCTGGGGATGCTACACCACACACAATCCTATTTTATTATAAGTATTTGATAATATTATTATAAATTTATAAAATAATATTTATTGAGATTATTTATTGAGATTATTTATTTATTGAGATGCAGAAGCAAGTGCGGTGGCGGTGTCAGACGCCTTTGCGAAATGACGGCTCATATACTTCTGAAGATTGAAATAGGTTAGCTCATCTGCCGCCGTAAGTGAAAGAAGAGATGTTAGCTTTGCGTCAGCGTTAATCTTGCGACCATTCTCCTTGTCCTGAAGATGATTGGCGCGAATGTATGCATTAATCTCCCGTGTCACCTCAGTACGAGCCATCTCAGAACCCTTTGGCTTAGCAAGGAAGGTTGCTAGCTCGTCGCTAATAAGGGTAGGCTTTACAAATCCGCTAGGTGCCCGAGTTCCGGCCTTGCGCTTACGCTTGTTATTTAGCTTCTCAGATGCCCGGATCTCGCGAAGAGTTTTACGCTCGAGATTACGAAACTCTGTGCGAAGAGTGCCCAGAATAGATACCGCCTGCTGAAGTTTAGCAAGATATGCAGTAAACTCGTCGGCAACAATGTTGGTGGGAGACCTAGTTGCTTCTACTGAATCGTCGACAACTACGTCTTTCTCCGCTTCTACATCTACAGTAGCGGGGACATCCTTTACCTTTGGCACGCGCTTGGCAGCGGTCTTTGCCGAAACCTGTTTTTTAGTCGCTTTCTTTGCGGATGCTGTAGATGCGCTCGCGACGGATGTCGTCGCGGGAAGAGGAGTTGGGGTTTTTTGAGCCTTTGATTTGCTTGCTTTCGAGTTCACCATTATACTCTATCATAACAGGAGTTTTTTAAGTGTTTTAACGCATTATATATTTAATCTAACACCATCGGTCCTGTAAAATAGGATAGGATTCCTAAATAGTCAAATATGTTTATGATTCGACTACAGATTCATATAACCAAGGCAAACTGTTCGCAGCATCGGGATTAACAAGGGTTAAGCCGCACAAAACATACATGGCGCCTAAAGATCTCATACTGGATGTCACTCCCGACGTTACTAATTTTTCCATTACTGTTAGAGACATCATTTTTAAAAATTCTATACTACACGCTTGCAGCGCGCCCATATTAATTAGACCAAATGGATTACCATAGGGGGGGCAAATATTCCTCTTTGTTGTATGCGATAATTGGGCGCGATATTCCCATATATCCGATAACACTCGAATAAACTTAATTAGTTGATTCTTTTCAAGAGTCATAAACCAATCGGTGTTCGTTATATGCCCGTGTAAATCAATCTTTTGAAAAATATCTAATGCTCTAGCCGCGATGCGTTGTTCTTGCGTTAACACCTCTTCGACATCTTCTATCGCTATAGAATTTCCCCCATTAGAAAACTTGGTGCTAATTTTTGATAATTTAAGAAGACTCTTTATTTGCTCCATAACATATAGCGGAATTTCTTTGCGATTGTAAGGGTTCTCTTTTTTTCTACTCTTCGAGTATAGCTTATACAGAGATTTTACATCAAATCCATATATCTTTTTATCAGAATCTTGAAAACTATAGAATTGCTCATATGGTATATCTGACAGGTCGTCCATTGAATAAAAATCGGTCTCGTTCACACACAACGTTCTGTTATAGCGCGCGGGCCCCCTGAGATTATTGTATTTTCTCAAAAGATAATGTTTGCAACAATTCTGTATTTTTCGAACGTTACTTGATAAGCGCAGAAGATTATATAATCTTTTCCTCAACACCTCCTTATTTCCAGACGATATAACATTATAGTGTTTACATATCTTTTTAAGCTGGGCGATTTTATAATTATTTTTTATTAAAAAAGAGCATTCTTTTTCTCGAGGAATCTCAAAAACCTTATCGGGGACCTTTTTGTAAAGAACCGAATTTACTACTGGTGGATTAACGCTTATATTTGAGATAAAATTTTTATGTAAGAAAATTGTAGGTTCCATATACATATACATACATAATCTCTCTTAAAACCGTTTTATTGTGTCTCTATCTAGCTCCGTGGGTTATTGAGAAATATGAAATTATAATTTTTGAGGAAAGCCTTCAATTTGGGGAAATCTCCTTTATTATTGCGTATTGTTAAATCATAATTATCCCCCGCGTTAAACATATCGCATATGTTTTTGTAGTTCGTATTATCTCCATAAATACCCATTGTCTTATTCATCCACTCGTTCATTGGAGAATTTGTCCCTTCCATTTTATAAAGTATGAAATTTTTATAAATATTATGTATATTCCCCACACCGACGTTGTAATCGGTTCCGGTTACTACACATATTTTCACAAATTCCTCTTGCGTAATATTTAAAATCTTTAGAATCTTACATAAATCATATATAACTACATTATTTGCCATTAGACTTATGTATCTCAATATTCGTGGGCAACCGTAAACAAACATATCGGTATCTTCGCTAAGACACGCCCATGCATATCCGCCTAGAACTAAAGAAACACACAGTTTATCTGCCTCATTCTCAGCATCATAATACTCCACGCCAAAGAGCGCCATCATCTCCTTGACATCGTTTATCTCCTCCGTCCTAATTCGAGTAAATGCCTTTTTATAAAGTTGTAATTGTTTATTATTTTCAATAGAACATACATTTTTTCCAGAAAGAGTAAGCGTCTGTTTTAATTCATTATATTTATATTCCGCCTCTTTCTTTTTCCTTCTCCGAACTGCAAGAAGGTTCTCTTTTTCCGGCGGAGGCTTTCCGTCAAATATAAACACTGGGGCGATGTCATAATATAAAAGTGTAGAAATCATCCTAAACATACCTTCTATAAGGTTTCCTTCCTTCGCATACTTATACATATAAATGCTTGTATCAACGACAATCTTTTTCCCACTTAATTGACTAAATCCAATAACTTTAATCGCCTCGTCGCAATTAGAGCGTATAAAATAGTTTAATTGATGAATTCCCATATAAAATATTATATATCGTATTGTTTATAATCAATTTTATATGTTAAATTGATTATATGTAACGGACTTATTTCGCGGCGTTGTTAGATAAATATGGGTTTATCTCCACCGCGGACATTCGGGTTGTTTTCTTTAGATATTTCTTATTCTCTCTATACTTTTTCTTCATACAGTCAATAGCTCTTAATAAACTAGGATTTCCATACTGCTCCTTCATGAAACCAATGAAGCTATCTACAGTATAGACGGATGCGGTAAATCTGAAAATATTGGAGTTGTTTTTAGAACACCACTGTAAAAAGTTATGATAATCGTTCATAAATAATCCAGTAACAATGTAATATGACAATACGTTGCTATCTTCCCTATACATTTTTCGAAGAGCGTCACACTTCATATTTTCTAGATTAGTCAGGTCAGAATATTCCATATTCATAAAACCCAACATTTTATTTAGCTGCAATATCGAGAATAATCTCTCACATTGCAATGTAAACTTCGCGTATAAAAAAAAACTGGTTTTATCATCTTTGTCTTTCAATGAATAATAGCTAGAAAACACCGCGTTTAATATTCTCGACCACGTTTCTGCATACGCTTCGCAAATTAGATAATCACTTTGAACGGGGTATATTGACTTAATATACTCTTGGATTGGAATAACCTCCCGATCTCTAAAATCAAAATTAAAACTATGGAATGTCTCGTGAATAAAAGTCTTTTTCCACTCTTCTTCTCTAAATATAATAATCTCGTTTTTCTCTCTATTACCATAAGTGTATGCAGTATTCACGTGGGGGGAAGATAAAATTGCAGAGCCGTCTCGGGGGAGTGTTTTCTTGAAAGAAGTTAGATATATATAGAAAGACATAGTAGTAGAACTCTCTTGTGGAGAGAATTTGTTGCATATATAAAGCCAATTACAAATATACTCGGCATAACCATTATATTTTTCTATATTATCCATATCCTTATCCGTACAAATGCCAAACAAAATTTTAAATGTTCTCGATCCAATTTTATAATAATAAACTAACTGATACATTATATTTTTGTCAATAAACCCCTTAATATCATCCGGGAAATATTTCCCTCCATACACGACCGGTGTAATTATCTCCCGCCGCAATACAGGTTTAAGGTTTGGGGAAACGTGTGTTTTTACATAATTATGACCCTCGTGTATTTCACTATATAATATTGACAGTAAGTTTTCCAACGAAGCGGTGAATGTCGGGTCTTTATCGAGTGTATTATATGCACCACACCCTTCTATATTTGGTATTAAATGCTTTATTATTTTACTAGAATCTTTCGCAAATTGCATATAATATATAACACGATTTTGTTTTAATAGTGTTATATAAAGTTATAATGAGTTTTATATTCACCTCTATTATAAAATGGTTTCGCGCTTATTTTCAACCCTCTCCCGGCATTCGATCGCTGTTTCCGAAGCAGCGTGGGATAAAATGGAGGAGATCATAAAAACCAACGCCGATAGCCGGTTTATATTTTCGGCATCAGGAGGGGGCTGTAGTGGATTTAACTATGACTTACGATTAATTAATAAAGAAAATTTCGAAAATATGCATACCTTATACAATGATAAATTTAAGTTAACTATTATGAGGAAAAACAATACAGAACTTGTAATTGACCCTGTGTCAGAAATTTTATTATCGGGGACAACAGTCGACTATATGACGGAAGATTATAAAAATGGTATATTCGAAAGTAAATTTATATTCACTCCTGATAAAGATTTAGCTTCATCTTGTGGATGCGGTATTTCTTTTACGCCAAAGGATTAGTCGGTATTAGTTGATAAGCCAGAAACGTTGACTCCAGATACATCAAACGGACAAGCCATATTTATTTCGGTTTCGTTGTAATTAAATGTTAACTCGTCCCCATCAAAAATATCCTTTACTGCTACTACATTTCGTTCATCAATTCTGGTGGTTGGGACAAACGAATGGTTCATAAATATTCCCCGACAGTCGTAAATGTGTTTGTTCTCTCCAATATGTATTGTTTCTCGAGTTGGTTTATTATAAATCTTTCCGATTAAGTTATACACCCTCTCTCCGCGTTTTATGAATCCTGGCGACCCATCTCTAGTTATATTTGCAATGAATAACCCCTTCCCACTAATAAGTTTACTATCGGTGACGGTAAGACGAAAAGAAGCACGCATATTATTAAAGTAATAATGTTCTTATATTAAAATATTTATATTTTATATAATGATAACTTGTGCAAATTTCGTAAAAGCAATTAATATTGCTTTCTTGGGGATTGCATATTTTGTTGGCGGGGGGAGCGTTTCATATATGTTTAGTAAGTATATATTTTCAGTATATGATTACGAAAAAAGCAATGCCGAAAATATAGTATGGCTTTTCCTTGACATAGGGCTTCTAATGATTATCGTTTATATTGTTCGTTCTATAATTATACATTTTGAAAGAGAAAGCAAATATAACATTTTTAATGGAATTTGTGGATTTAATAGCAAAAAAATTCTGGAAGTAAACGGGGGAATTATGCTAACATTTTCATTCTTAATGTATCTATCAGAACCACTTAAATTAAAAACAAGAATAATTCGAGATAAAATTTTTACTTGAGAAACGCCAGATCACGACGAACTTCCATCAAGTCATTGAATATAATCGGAGGGCTGCCTCTTGAGTAGTGAACCAGCTTGGCCTTCTTTGTCGCAATAAGAAGGGCCTTAAGGTCTTCGTTCTGAGTAAACTTCGCCGTCTGCGCAGCTTTCATTTCAACTTCCGACCTCCCCGTAAAGAAATCGGTGTCAAGGACAACCTTTCTCCCGAATATAGACTTCCCTCTGAACTTTCCGCTTTTACCCCCAGCCGATTTTGCCATAACCGGACTTTCTGAAAGTTTAAATATCTTTGGAGGACTCCCCAACTGAATTGAAATAGAATCCGAATCCATCGAGAAAAGCTTATAAATATCTGGGTTTTCCTTTTTGAATTTGGACGCCTGATAATAGTGCTCAACCGACTTCCATTTAAGAGAATCAAGCATAAACGGAGCCTCCCAGAAATTGCTCAGTTTTTTTCTCCACTGAGGAATAACCGAGAGGTCCGTATACGAATTTAAATCCCCCTTTTTTATTGTTTCGCCCGCCCCTGCACCCGGCATCTTGGAACCATCAGACTTGGAATAAAACTGAAATACAGTGTCTGAGTCAAACAGGTCTGTGTGCATCTCTTCTATAGAATCCTTTGCTACCGGCTTCTTTTTCAATTTTCTAAACAGCGCAACAAACTCGGGAATAAACATATATGGGCCACTCCCTCGCTCCATACATTTATCCACAATTAGCTTTTTAATACTATCCGGTAATTTTTCAAATGTTAGGGCACCCTCTCCATTATACGTTATTAGCTCGTAATGCAATCCTAGATAATTGCATAATATATAATGACTTGGTTCATATATCCCCGCCTTCGCAATACCCTCATCATTCAACTGGCCACACTGAAGAACATTACCTGTATCGCCAGATTGATACATCTGCTTTGACAAAAGTATTAATTTAATATTTAACACGCGTTCTATTGTTGATATAGCCCACGTTTCAGCCCAAAATGTCCGGGTTTGTATTATTGCAGAAAACGCTTCCAGTGTTGTTATTCCTTTCATAAATGCAAACTCTGTTTTCATCGATTTAGCATTTCTATATTCTATTAATGCCCTCTTATGAGATTTCATTATTTCTTCTCCCTGTTCTATAATAAGCTTTGACGCAACAACATCCTTTGTGACAGCCTTTGTTTCCTTTAATTTTTTTAGTTCTTCTACAAGAGTATGTAAATACTTTTTTAAATTTAACATTTCTTTAACAGCGCTATCATACATTGTTTTAAATCCTTCGAACACCTCCGGTGTTGCATTATCCGCAAGTATCTTTCGGAGAGCCGCCACCGTAGTTTTTTTTGATGTTTTTTCCAATCCAATCCTAACCGAGTTAAATAAACAATCTCCGTCTCCCTCAGTCTCGACAATACCATATCCTTCTTCCCCTAAGAATGTTTCAATCCACGGCTTACCGTCTATTTCCTTGGGAAATTGCTCCCAATCATCTTCGTCTCCATCGTCAGTAGTTCCCTTTTCTTCGTCATCGGTGTCCTCGTCATCGGTGTCCTCGGTGCCATCGGTCTCCTCGGTGCCATCGGTCTCCTCGTCATCGGTCTCCTCGTCATCGGTGTCCTCGTCATCGGGGTCCTCTCCCTCACTGTCATTGTCATCGCTGTCCTCGTCGAGCGCATCACCATCAATATCATCATCGTCCCCGGGGGCTGTTTTAAGATGTTCGTTATTTCGTAAGAGCTCTTTGGTTGTGCTTGCATAAAATATAGGCTCCCCTAATTTTTCGATATCAATATCGCCATCGTCATCCCGATAATCTTCAAGAGAGCCGCCTCGAGTTTCGTATAATCCAATTTGTGAGCTGACCTTTCCTCCACGTAACAAGTATATTGGATAATATATGATTTTGTTTTTTTCAAAATAATTATATTTTTCATTACCTGTGGCAATCTCTATTATAATACCCTTAATAGAAACCTCATATACCACCGTATCCATATCTTTATCATCGGGGTCTAAAGTTTTTATTTCCGGATATTGGACCTCCGGATCTAATCTCGAATGCACCATTATACTATTTATATAATATAATTATTTAGAATATATCTATATGAGGATTTATATATATATATAATTAATATGTTTATTGAGAATCTTATTCGTAGACATAAAAACGCATATTCTATTGGAGAAAAAATCATACAGAATATGAACCACAAAAACAACTTTTTTAATATACCCCCACCGGTATATACCAGGTATTCCCACGATCAGGAGGTATTGCTTAAGCGTTTACTTACGGAGACTGAACAGATAAACGAATATTGGAGAGAAAATAAAAAATATATGAAACTTTATGTACTACAACCAAATAATTTATGGAACACATAATTTATGGATCAAACAAAATGTATTTTGAAAAATATGCGTTAGCCTTCAATTCCCGTATATTTTTCCACAAGCGCCGCCGATTCTCCACCGCATCCCTATTACACTCTTCCAACTCAAACAAAATTATCATCTGCACAATTTCTTCTTTACATAATTTACGCTTGGAGAGATTATAATAATCCATAATATTCCCAAGCATTTTAACGGTATAATTCGTATTATAGTCCGTTTCCATCGCAAATATATGCGAAGGAGTATAATAATCGCTGGGCTTGGAACATTTCTTGCCTTCATCGCCCCCGGCTTCAAAAGAATCCATAAAATCCTCTATATTAACCACCGAGGCTTTTTTTACTTCAGTTATTTTATATGTAACATTCATTTATATAATATAACCCGTAACATTTATGTTCTTATTATATCCATTATATCCATATGTTTAAATATTGTCTTATTTGTGATGCTTTTCATATCACCTCGAGATAATTCCGATATATTTTTCAAGTTACTAAATATAAGCCGCCATTTATCACAGCCGTTTTTTTTACATTTTGCATAGCAGTGTTTTACCATTACAAATATTAGCTCGGATAGCTCATCCACAATGCTGCATCTATCGTCCTCCTTTAGGTTTTCGAGAAAGAAATTTTGCAATTCAATAATAATATCCATTATAGCATCCTTCTCAATAGCATTATGTAACATTAGATTTACGTAGAATAATCCAAGAGAGCGCCTTTTCTCATTAGCCTTATTGTTATCACAAAACCCATCATAATCTTTATTAGGGTCACAATATTTTATCGTGCGGAATACCTTTCTAAAATCGGCAAAATTTACCCGAAGTAATGTTTCCATAAAGTTAAATTCAGACATCAATAAAATATATAATTTTGCATACATCTCTGAATAGAATAATCCACTACTTGCAATGGTAAATATATCATTTCCTATCTTATTTATGTCGGCATCCTCTTCGCATGAATGAATGTCTAAAATATTCTTGGATTTGCAAACAGATTTTATTTCGTCAATTATCTTCACGCTAAGAACCTCATATGTTTTAGTTGTTAGTTTATTCAAATATTTTCGGATGATATCAGAAGACGCAGCTACTCCCTCTTTTTTAATAAACTCGGTTTTCTTAAAATTTCGTATTGCTTCCCAGTCTTCCTCCGAAACTTTATGGTTTTTTTTTGAAAATTGTGGAGTTCTAATATATTCGGGGTCTCCTACTTGATCAGATAGTTTTTGTATTTTTTCCAAGACATATTTATCAAATGAAAATTCAAAACCATTCAGGATGATATTATTAATATCATCATCCGTATAGTGAATGGTCATTAAGAATAGTTATATTTAATAAATAAGTTTATATCTGTTTATAATTACATTATTAAAATAAGCAACTTAAAAATAATTATTTGTGTTATAATATGTCTTGCATAGAAAATACTGATATAGAAAGCGTGTCCGAAAAAACAGAGATAGAGTCTTGGGAAGAGTTGAACGTGCGACAAGAACTATTGCGAGGAATATATGCATATGGGTTTGAAGTCCCCAGCCCAATACAATGTAAGGCAATTCTCCACCTAATAAATAAGAAAGATATCATTGCACAGGCTCAATCAGGCACCGGGAAAACCGGGTGTTTCACGATAGGCATTTTGCAACAGATTGACTTGTCTATACAGAGCCCCCAGGCATTAGTATTGGCTCCTACGCGAGAATTGGCACAGCAAACGAAGACAGTAATAGACGCCATAGGAAAGCTGTTTAAAAATTTAAGAACACAGCTATTGGTAGGCGGGACTTCTACGGAGGAGGATTCTAGAAAGTTATTAAACTCTCCTCCCCACGTTGTTATTGGGTGCCCCGGTCGCGTACACGATATGATAAGAAGGAAAAAATTTAAAACGAATGAACTCGCGATGATAGTTCTAGACGAAGCAGATGAGATGCTTTCAAGTGGATTTAAGGAGCAAGTATATAATATTTTTCAGTTTTTAAAAAAGGATATTCAGGTAGGACTATTCAGCGCAACAATGCCCGATAGTCTAAATACGCTTACCGATAAATTTATGAGGACACCCACACGGGTATTGGTAAAGAGTGAACAACTAACATTAGAAGGAATATCACAACATTTTATAGCATTAGAAAACGACGACCAAAAGTATGAAACATTAAAAGACTTGTATGGCGTGCTCGCTCTCAGTCAGTGCATTATATATTGCAATAGTGTAAAAAGAGTCCAGGACCTATACGAGGCAATGGTAGAGGACAGCTTCCCTGTATGTCACCTCCACAGTTCGATGACCAAGGAAGAACGAGACAAAAGCTTCAAGGAATTTAGTTCAGGGAATACCCGAGTATTAATTTCTTCTAATGTAACTGCGAGGGGAATAGATATTCAGCAGGTGAGCACGGTTATTAACTTTGATATACCAAAATGCGTGCATACATATCTGCATCGCATCGGGAGAAGTGGAAGATGGGGTAGAAAAGGAACCGGCATTAATTTTGTAACCCGTCGCGATACTAGACATATGCGAGAGATTGAGCAACATTATCATACTACAATTACCGAGCTCCCTGCAAATTTTAAATAATAACGAGATGTTTAAATAGCATCGTTTTCGTTATAATATATGTTTCTATTTCTATTTCTATAACAGAAATGAAAGCATTTGATTTGCCCATATCTTTTTTAAATAATAAAAGTAAACTTCAAGAACATTTAATAAAAGATTTAGAACTACGACCCCCATTACTCGACGAGGACGAGTTGGCTGACGGGGAAGAAGTAGAAAAAAAGGGGGAAGAAGAGAATGATTGCGAGGAAGATGACAAAAGTCTATGTACATATAATCACTTGTTTAATACGCCCACAGTATATTCGCATAAGATTATCCCCCTTTGGAGCAATTATTATACTTCTGACCCCGAATACATTAAAGACACACAGAAGTTATTGAAAGGGACAGTCCCCGAATCGTGTAGTAATGTAGTGAAAGTTGAAGATATATTATACGATATACGGGCAGAAACAGGTTTTTATTCCAAATATAACTATTTGGATAATTCGTGGGCGATATCTAAAATGTTGAATAACCAGCCGTTATTTTTGCAGGTGCTCTGTATGTATAATATAACCTCGCCTATATTTTCTCTGGTCCTTCCTATATTTTTCTTAATTCTTCCGTTTTTTATAATTAAAATACAGGGCTATAGCATTACTCTGTCTAAGTATATCGAGGTTTTAACGATTGTTTGTAAAAGGCACCAGTTAGGGAAGCTATTTGCTCTTGGCGATGCTTCGTGGAAACAGCGTATATATATATTAATATCTATTGGGTTTTATATATTCCAAACATATCAGAATGTTATATCCTGCACCACATTTTATAATCATTCGAAAATAATACACAAACACCTATTGGAGACAAAAACATTTATATCTTCCTCGATCGATTCTATGAACTCTTTAGAGAAAAGCTGTTCCAGACTAAACTCTTATAAGGGATTTATAGATAATATGAAATCTCATAAAACCACTTTAGAAACATTCCAAACCTCCCTAGTTCAAATTAACGAAGAGGACTTTATATTAAAGAGAACTTTTTCTATGGGACATATTATGCAGTGTTTTAACAAACTTTATAATGATAAATCTATAATAGAGTCAATAGATTACACGTTGTATTTACAAGCATATTTTGAAAATTTAAAAGACATACAAGGACACATTAAAAATAAGAAAATGACATTCTGTAGCGTATCAAATAAAAGTTCAAAATTCAAGAACGCATATTTCCCATCTTCTCGTAAAAATATAGTTAAAAACTCTTATAAGCTAGATAAGAATATATTAATTACTGGCCCAAATGCTGCAGGAAAGACTACTATATTGAAAACCACGTTATTAAACTTATTAATCTCTCAACAGATTGGTTGTGGTTTTTATTCTTCTGCTAAAATATGTCCTTACGATGTAATACACAGCTACCTTAATATACCAGACACATCCGGTAGGGATAGTCTATTCCAAGCGGAAGCCAGGCGCTGTGTAAACATTCTTAAAGATGTCCAAACTACTGACGAGGACCCCTCATCGAAAAAGGCTCTTCGTCATTTTTGCGTGTTCGATGAATTGTATTCGGGCACAAATCCATACGAAGCAATTGGCGCGGCTATTGCATTCTTGAAACATCTTAAAAAATATAAAAATATGTCATTTATGATTACAACACACTTTTTAGAGGTATGTAAGAGATTAGATAACCACAAAGACATACTAAATTGTAATATGGATGTTAATGTAGCCAATAATGATTTTACGTATACGTATAAGATGGAAAAGGGTATATCAAAGATAAAGGGGGCGGTGAAGGTATTAAAAGATTTAGACTATCCGGAAGAAATCATAAACGAAACAAAAGAAATTATTGAAACGCTCAATATATAATTTCGTTTAATTAGTATTTAAAATATATATGGCAGTTTTAGTAATGAATATATTCAGCTTAGATAGCAATAGTTTTATAATATCTGTCGCATTCACGTTATTGATGTCCGGATTGATTGTTTATTTAATGAACACAAAGATTTCAAGAATCGAAAAAAATATTCAAAATCAAAACCACGTATTAACTGGAATTATTAATGGCCTTCAGGAAGATATGCGACGCGGGACTGGGACTCACCGCGCGAATGATATCATATCTAATAGAGAAGTATCTAATAGAGAAGTATCTAATAGCGAAGTATCTAATAGCGAAGTATCTAATAGCGAAGTATCTAATAGCGAAGTATCTAATCGCGAAGTATCTAATAGCGAAGTATGTAATATTTCCGAGAAAGAAAATCTTGGCGAAAGAATTAACGTATCATCCGACGATGATTATTCGTCTGATAGTTCAGACGAAGACTCGTCCGATGAAGATGAGCTAGTAAATTCCTCAAATAAAAAAATTACATTAGACAGAGGTCGTACCGACTGCATCGACCAGCAACACTACCTGAATGAGATGGCACAGAACACGTTTACTATAGGCGCAGAAACCGTAGTTGATGTAACTGTAGTTGATTCGCTCGCAGTTGATGAAACTGTAGGAGACGCTGTAGTAACAGTTGCCGATAGCTCCGATAGTGATTCCGGCGAGGACAGCGATAGTGATGACGACGATAATTTAGGCACGGGAGTAAAAGATCCTCTAGAAATTAAAAACACCGGCATTGAAAATCCTATTTCGGAAAAGCCTCTCGGAATTAATCTAAATAAATTAAAAGTTCCTGAGTTAAAGGCGTTGGTTGTAGACAAAGTGTTGGCTTCCCCCGATTCCGCGAATAATATGAAAAAGAAGGACCTGCTTGGATTGTTAAAAAAGAGTGGTGGTGAGAAAGGGGAGACAACTTCGTAATTAACTACGCAATTAACTACGCAATTAACTACGCAATTAACTACGCAATTAACTACGCAATTAACTACGCAATTAACTACATTATATTAAAAATAATTATATTCTTCTTTTATATTAAATGAGTAATTATGGGTCTGGTTCAAACAATATTCATTTTGATTCTCCCCCAATAATGATGGACGGACGTAATTTTGCAAATTGGCAACCCGGTGGGGCAGTAAACGAAGAAATTCGAAGGAAAGAAAATATAACAACAAACTGGCAATATAGGAGATTCCTAACGAATAATGCAGACGAAATTATTAAAAAAAACCAAGAGGCTGCGTGTGGGCAAAATGGGTCGTGTCCTTCTCGTTATCATTCAGTTCAGAATAGCCGCGACGGTCAGCGACCAGACGACGACACTACATTCAGAACAACCCCATATTTGTATAAATCTTGCGAAAGTAAAAAGAAGCCGAACGGATTTGAAACAAGTAATCAGAAGAATTTATATTTAACAAAACAACAGTTACAGACAAGAATGTCAATTCCAACGCTCACACAGTATCAGCTTTTACGAAGAGGGCTTGTTAATCACAATTAATATGTATTTAAAGATTATTATGATTATAATCTTTAATTATGAGAGTGTTAAGTATTGACATTGGGATTAAAAATATGGCGGTATGTTTTCTCGAAGCGCACGACGGAAAGTCTTTTAATATATTACAATGGGATGTATTTAATTTATGTGGGGAGGCTCCAATGTGCAAATGTTTTACCCAAATAAAAAAACAACCGAAAATGTGTCATAGGAAGGCATCATATGAAAAAGATGGAGTATTTTATTGTAAAATACACGCAAAAAAAACGGATTATATTATTCCGTCATTAGATACAAAAATAAATAAATTAAATTTAAAAGAGCTGGTCGTATTGTCGAATAAATATAATATTAGCACAATCGAACCAATAAGAAAAAAAACGGTTTTGTGCGAATTAGACAAGTATATAAAAAATAATAGTTTTAATGTTATTATCGAACCAAAAGCAAACGAAATGTCACTAATAGATGTAGGGGTTGCAATAACGGACGTTTTTACAAAACAATTAACTTTAGACAAGATTGATTGTGTAATTATTGAGAATCAAATTTCTCCTCTTGCAAACAGGATGAAAACAATTCAGGGAATGGTCGCCCAATATTTTATTATGAAAGATATGTGCAATATTCATTTTATATCAGCAATGAATAAGCTTAAACAATTTACACGAAAAAAAATGACATATAAAGAACGAAAAAAATATGGAATTGATATTACCTCAGAAATGTTAAAAAAAAACTCGGAAAACGTCGAATGGGTGAACGCATTCGAAAAACATAAAAAGAAAGATGATTTAGCTGATAGTTTTCTCCAAGGATTATGGTTCCTATATGATAATAAGATATTTACGCACGACACGAATCCAGAATAAAGTATATTCTTCATAATAAATATATTTATGCTTCGTAATACTTAAAATTAAAAATTCTAATAGTATCATAATGACTGAATTGGTTCCAGAGGTAATAGACATTAAAACAATTGGGGGGGCACCAACAATAACTCTAAATAAAGGAGATACTTCTAGTTCTCCCAATAGAATAGATGTTCAGCCACCAAGGCCGTCTGTAAATTTTGGCGGGGGGATTGAGCTATTAATGAATGACAAGAGGAAAACCGATGGGTCAAAAAGTCTTTCCACTGACGTTAAACTAGATGATCTTAACGATTTGGAAAATCAATTAAATGGACTGACTGCCGATATAAGTAATACAAAAAGCGAAGCGAAATCATCTTTATTTTCAAAAGCACTTAACTCGTCGTCGTCAGATGAAACAAAATCGATTAAATCCGGTATAGGGTCTGTAAATAAATTAAAAGACATCTCCTCCGGTCTTGAAGGTATAGGAAAAGAAACTGCGAAAGATGTAAAACTCGATAGCGAAAATAAGACGTGGGATGGATTTGCCAAGTTTAATAATATTCCGATGGACCCAGACAAAAACGTCCCAAAGACACCATCGATGACGCAAGGCGAACTATTGCGGGAAAAGTTTAGCGTGCTAAGAAAGCTAGAGGCTCTTGAGCGAAAAGGCGCAAAGCTCACCAAAAAGTATAATATGGATTCGCCACTAGACGAGATGAAGGGAGAATATGAAATGATTCTAGACGACAAAGCGAAGGCAAACAGTTGCAAATTCCAGGGGAGAATGTTAATGGCTGCTGTAACGGGTATCGAGTTTTTAAACAATAGATTTGACCCATTTGATGTTAAACTTGATGGGTGGTCAGAGCAAATAAATGAAAACGTGGATGACTATGATGACATTTTTGGCGAACTCCACGACAAATATAAGTCAAAGGCATCAATGGCGCCAGAACTAAAACTATTATTCCAACTGGGCGGCTCTGCAATTATGGTTCATATGACGAACACTATGTTTAAAACATCTATGCCCGGAATGGATGATATCATGAAACAAAATCCCGAACTTATGCAACAGTTTACCCAGGCGGCGGTGAACACAATGGGAGATAGCAATCCGGGGTTTGGCGGATTTATGAATGATATAATAGGCGGCGATCGCAATATGCCACCTGCGAATGTAGTGGACGGACCTCCTCCGGCACCAATTCGAACACAGCAGACAAAAAGTGCAAGAAGTGCTGCTCCAAATAATAGACCAGATATGAATTTTGCTCGCGGAAATGACGGAATTAATATAGAGGAGCAGTTTGGGAAAGTAGGTGCTCAGCCGCCAGAGAGGTCAACCAAGCAAACACGTCCGGAAATGAATGGGCCAAGCGATATCAGCGACCTCCTTTCGGGATTAAAAACAAAGAATATTAACATTCAGAATAAAAATGACAGCGACAGTAGAATAAGCGTGCAAGACCTTAAAGAAATATCTAGCGCGACAGCCCCTTCCCGCTCAAAGAAACGCACAAAGAGCGAGAGAAACACAGTAACCTTGGATATGTAATTTATATTATTTAATTGAAATAAATAATATATGAAATAAACTTATATTAGTTTGTTTAATTTTCCTTTTTGTAATAAAATTTTAAGGCCCTCCTCTAAGGGGTTTTCTACTACCCCTCCCAGAAGTCTCTCTAGTCCAATAATAATAACAACTACGGCGAGTCCAAATGCAATAACCAGTGAATATCTTAGATAATATGTAATGTTCATTTTAAATAAATATTCCGATAAAGTATTCATTATATATACAATAAAATTTCCGGGCAAAAGATAAGTCACAACTATTGCAATAATATATCTGCTTAGGCCGCTAAATATATTTTTATTTAATCTTGAGTCTAAAAAGCAGACAATCCCAACACCAACTAGAGCAAACAAATTAATTAACGAACTTGATAGAAAGCCATAATATGTTGTATCTGCAGGATTATATAAATGCTTCCATATATCAAATGGACCTCCTCCAAATCCTAGCACAGCCGCCGTCATGTCTAAATTAGAACAATATAAAGACGCTAGCAAATACTGCTTGTATTTTATGAAATAATATGGAATTACTATAACTCCTACAAATATAAATATAGTAAGACCTAGTAAATTTTTATTAAATTCTTTTTTTGTTAAAGGTATCACGCTTTTATGTATAATTGTTCTCTCTTTACCAAACTTTCCGACAAGCCTATCGTGATGTATAGAATTCATATAATATAATATAATATAATATATTATAATTAGAAATCTACTAAGGGTTGTAAAATTAACTACCCTCACCACCCAATGCAGTTAAATAACTAGGTTCCGGACCATAGCCAGAACATAATTGTGACATACGAACAGTGGCTTGATCTTGTATTTGAATTATTTCATTTTCAAACTTACGGATATCAATCCCCGTCGCTTTTTCAATTTGGTCATCGGTCGCGATATCCTTTACTGCCCACAGATAACCAGCTCCATAGTTTGCGTGTAGAACGGCAATCATTGAACTATCGTCTTGTTTAGCAGCCGTGCTCCATCTAGCTGCCTGCCTAACAAGTGTTTGTATATTTTTCTTTAATAAATCATAATTATTATTATATAGATAGCAGTTATCGCGAATATCTAATAAATAATAAATAAATAAACACCCGAATATAAAAAAATATAGCTCACGCATATAGCAAGATATATAATGAGTAGATTTAAATTTGGCGATGCTAAACAATCCCTCAGAGCGAAGATTTTTATACTAAAACCATCTCTTTATACGCCTCGTATATGCATTTTTCAAAGAGTGACTTGTTAATAGTTTCATCTATAAAACTACATATAATATTCACCTTATTTCCCGCACTAATTGTGTTATATATCATCTCGTTATTTCTAGGAGTAATAAAAAAATGAATATCCGTCAGTTGGCCGCCGCTTATATCGGGACCTATCATATTTGTGAAAACATAATCAACGCACGACGGTCCGTTTGAATATAAAGAAAATATATTAATATTGATATACGAATTTAATAAAGAAATAAGCTTATACAGACATAATACAAATGAGGAATGCTTATATGAGTTTAGTGTAGTGCTTACTTTTTTTATGATGGATTCTTTATCGAGATAATTGCTAACAGTAACTGCGATAGGTACAAAATTATTGTTAGCCTTTTGCGAATTGTCTAAATTCTTAGAGGAAAAGGGGCACAATATCACGAGTTCGCGTTTTTTCTTGTAGTATAAATTATCTGCCCGCACCATAATAGAAAAGAGAAGGTCATTTATTGTTATGTTCTTATATTTTGAAACAGCCTTAAGTTTGATAAGAGAAAGGGGGTTGCATTCTATGTATCTTATACGTTTCTTCTCGTTTCCACTCACACTATCATCGTTATTTTTCAATGTATTTTTCAATGTATTATTAAGAGTATTTCGAAAATAGCACACTGCCAATTTTAACACTACTTTAATATTTAATATAAACAATAATACAAACCCCACGGTGTGATAATAAATTTTGTCACACACGCTGATGTTTTTATTATACGGAGGTTGTTTGAGTTCTTTACATATGTCTTCATTTATTTTTGGTGTATGCATTTTGAATAATAAAGAATTTTTTACCACATTCATTAAGAGGATTCCATCGCATTTAGAATGATTTATCTTCATATAAATCCGAGTTTTTTTTGCGGTTTTATCTACACAGCAAACAAAATACCAATCTAATAATGTTTTCCCACAATTATTGGTGTTATTATTGGCAAGTTTTTTTATATACGAGCGAAAATGTTCCGAGTCAATATATTTCATTTCATAATGTTCGTCAATATTAAACTGATTATATTTGTTCGACACGACCTGACCATTCTCAATATATAATTTATTTTGCAAAATATGTGTTTTATCGTATGAATCTAAAATACAATTTCGCATTTGGTCTTCGCAGATTACTATATCTACGTCCACGTAGGATATTATATAACATGGCTGTTTTTTTTCTAAAATAAAAAATTTATCAAGACCTGTCATATAAACTATATAAGCTGCATTTAAAATATACTATCATATAACGCGTGTTTTGTTAATAAATATTCATTTAGTTTAAAACTAAAACATATAATAAACTTATTATATACCTATATGTCTGAATCTATAGAAGAGTTAAGAACGAATCGTCACAACAATAAGCAAATATGCAATAAGATAATCTGCAATAAACACAATATAATATTGTCTACAACCGATAAAAAAAATGAGTATCTACTAACCTTCAAAATACACAATCCCCGTATATATATTGGGAATTTTATTGGTTGGAAGATTTATGATTTAATTTATACGCTAAATCGAGATATTTTAGAAGATATGAAGATTACGATTAAAGAAAATAATATCAGAACATATTCTTACCTATTTAAACGTTTCGGCGCAGAATTAGGAATTCTGCAGAGATGTTTAACACTTGACATGACGTCCGCCTCATCCGGAGAACACAATATTCAATATATAAGCAAACCATCCAATGATAAGGTAGTTATTTTTTCTCGAAGCGAACCGGTGATAAGTAACTTCGCAACATTTGATATTAATATAGTAGACGACCACACGATGGACGTAAAATACCTTTATCATATAGATTTAGACGAACAACTCCCAAAGTCTATGGAAAACATCGCCGGTATATTAATTAAAAAACTATTTTGGCGTTTTAAAACATTTATAGAGAATATTGAATAAATATATATGGTTGAAGAGATAATTCTAGTAATATATACGGCCCTCGTCTTTTTATTACAATACATATATTATTTGTGTGGGAGGGACAAAGGAACGTGCATATTTAATGTCCTTAAAAAAATGGCTTCGATAAATGTTCTATATATCAAAGTATTGCAAGCGTTTCCTTCTAGAGACAAGTTACTTACGTTGGAACAGGAAAAAGAACTACAGCGATATACCGATAATGTTCCCTACACCACAGAAGACATAGACGACGAGTTCTTGTGTCATTTCGAAAAAGACGGAAATCAAACACTTTTATTAGAAAATAACGGTTTTCCAATCCGTTCTGGATGCATTTCTTTAGTTTATGGAGGTATTTTGGACAATAATCCGGTAATTGTTAAAGTTGGTCGAAAGAATATTAAGGCGAAAATCGAAAGTGCATTGAAACAATTAAAATATATCGTCTGGCTAATTACCCTATTTAATAGTAAAATATCAGTTGATATAAATGATTTTTTGAATGAACATCGACAACTTTTCCTCAAACAGATTGATTTTGCATCAGAATTAAATAATTTACAGAAAATGAAACACAACTTTAAAAATATAGATACCGTAATTATCCCATCAGTATATCCGGATTTTACGAAGAAGTATTCTAATATGATAGTTATGGACTACATTGATGGGTTCACTTTAAATAATATCCACGACGACGATAAAGATAAATATGTAGAAATAATCATTAAATATTTTTTAAAAAGCTGGATGTATGATAGATTTTATCACGGGGATTTTCATCCGGGAAATATCATATTCGTCAAAAACGACATTTGTAAAATAGGTGTGATTGATCTTGGATTAATGAACACGTTGACGGAATTTGAACAAACAGGAATACATTCATTTATATCTATTATGTCAACCAGCGACAACTACTATGAAGGTATAAGACAATTCACAGAAGACATCATACGTCCCAAAAATACCTACGATAATTTAGAAAAATCCGTCAAAGAGGAAATATTGTTACGAAATTCCATTATAATTAAAGACGCGTTTTCGAGATCTTACTTGAATGCGAGTGATTTAAATATAATAAATGGTGTTTTACACGACTATAAACTTAATGTTGACCCGCGTATCTGCAAATTCATATTAGCAATTACGGTGTTAGATAGCGTTGTTCAACGGGTCAGCAAAGACGCAAACTATATCGATCTCATTCAGCGATATGCGAAGTCTATGTTCTTGACAGATTTGGCGGATTTAATAGAAATGTAAAATTGAACATAATTAAAGGATTATGTTCAATACAATATATGAAGTTCATTCTTATTGATGGTAGCTATTTCATTTACTATAGATATTTCTCTCTTAAGAATTGGTGGAGGTGCGCCAAGCACATCGACGAATCTTGCATTCCATTTGAAAACGCAAGATTTATTGATAAATACAGGACAACTTTCACTAACAAAATGGCTGAAATAAAAGAGCTGTATTCTCCGAATGAGAAAGCCATTATTTTGGTTGGGAAAGATTGCCCATCCTCCAATATTTGGCGCCGAAAATTATTTGCAGAATACAAGCACGGCAGAAAGAACGACGATAGTGGCGTGGGTGACTCATTTAAGTTAACATACACAGAAGACTTGTTTAGTAAAGGAGGTGCAAGCGCCATTTTATATGACGAAGAATTAGAGGCTGACGACTGTATTGCAATTACAGCCCGCCATATTGAAAATACATATCCCGATTCGAGTATTCACATTATAACTAGCGACATGGATTATCTTCAACTGGTAAACGATAATGTATATATTTATAATTTACAGGGAAAGTTGTTGACTGATAGCAAACAGAGCTTTAATAATCCGGAAAAAGATTTATTTTGCAAGATTGTATCTGGAGACAAAAGTGATAATATACAGTCGGTATTTGCTAGATGTGGACAGAAAACCGCGGCTAAATATTATGATGACCGTGAAGTATTTAAACGGAAACTAGAACTAGACCCAGATGCAAACAAACTATATGAACGTAATAGGGAAATTATAGATTTTGATTACATTCCAAAATATCTAGAAGAGAGATTCAAAAAGGAATGCCTCAATTTGCCCGTCTCCTTTTGTAGCGAGTAGTTCTTCGCCTTTTACTTTTCCTGCCCCTTTTTTTTGTCCCTCCCCTCCGAGCTACGCGAGCGTGTTTATGATGTCCCGATGCCGACGAAGCGTATGGCTTATGGTGCCGCGATGACAACGAGGATGATGCCATATGATGTCGTCGTTGGTGGTGTGCGTGTGGTCTATGATGTCGCGATAAATGAGAACCATATATATCGTGTAAACCTCTCCCGTAGTGGGGGTGGGCGTGCGAGGATATATCTCCGTCATTATTTATGGCTTTGCTTTTGACATACCCAGTAGTTTCACTATGATATGAGGGCGGTAACATAGGTAATCCCCTTCTCGTTATACGATAATCCTGCTCCCGAACTTCATCACCTGGATAGAAGAATTTATGTACACTATTCATAATATCCCTTCTCTTATCTTTACAATCTAATCTATCGAAATTATTTTTGTGGTCTTCTATCATAGCTAGATAAACGGTTACCTTCACCGAAACTGGTTTTCCTATCCTTATGTCAGTTGGTACTGTCGGATGAACGTCGAATTTCTGAATGATATACTTGTGATTTTTAATATAAATTGGTGTTTTTGGTTTGAACATTAGGTCCAGCATATATTTTATATTGTGTGCCCCGTTGGTTTGTGCCGCAGGGGACCCGTATTTCGGAACTTTTTTGTTTTTGATAACATATTTAAGGAGCTTAGTAAAATATAGAGACTTTTCCAAAAAACTACGATATGATATTGGAACACCTGCTTTTTCTATAATATCATCGGTGTATTTTAATAAAGGTGTAAACAGTATTTTTTGTGTAGTATCTCCGGGTACAAGCATCTTACTTGTGAATGGAGCGGGATTTGTTTTTATCACTCCATCGAAGTCAATATCTATATCTAAATAAAGGGAGTTGTCTTTTTTATATTGTGGAGGACGAGCCTGCTTAGACATATCTTATATAATAATTATATAATAATCATATAAGATATTTTCATTTAATAAAATTATTTGGGAAAAACGTATATATTTCACGAAGACGCCGCTCGCTGGGATTACGCCGCTCGCTGGGATTACGCCGCTCGCTGGGATTGCGCCGCTTTTAAAATCTCAATGGCTTTCTCTTCTTCCTCATTAGAAATAATATTATCATTATTCGTATCAACTACACTTTTAATTTTCGACAATTTGTCAGAAATAATACAGAATCTGCTTTCCTCATTAAACAAATGGTTTGATAATATTGCAAACGCAGCAGTCATCAAAATCGAAACGATAACGTCGTTCGTTCCAATAAAAACGGTTGTAAATATTAATATTTCCCTCCCCAACGTGTTTCGCAGAGCGTGCTCCTGTGTTTTACTAAACCCAAAGTCTACATACTTTGACCCAATATTAGATACTATCATGAAGAGTCCTATAAAAAATTTGTTTTTATTTAGACTATTTACATACCTAAACATCTTTTTAAAAGAACCCATTGTTGTATATAATATTAGATAAAAAAATTAAAAATAATTTTTGACACCGACAGTATTCCATAAGATATTATTGGCAAATCCTTTTGTTTTATTAATCGCGCCGTTATACTGTTTCCCTCTCATCCACCGCCTCCCTCTCGCCCTCAATCTTGTTGGATGGAAACGGTTCTGTGGCCCATCCCTCAATTTCGTTGTGAAATTCTCTCGTATATAATACGCGTTATAATAAAAGTAAAACATTAATATAAAGAAAAAGCAACATATATATTTCATAATTATATATATAATCATTTATTAAATAATTTATTGAACAATTTATTGAACAATTTATTGAACATTCATATTCATATTAAAAACGTTTATTAGGAAAAATTATATAATATTAAAATCTCTTTTTTTATTAGATATGAGTAATTTAGTATTATGTGCCGCGCCTTTTTCTCCAAAAAATAATCTTTCGGAAAATAATAACAGGTCGCATATAGATAAAACGAGGAATCACACTCTAAAAAATAGACGGGCCCCAAATTCGAAAATTAACGAGGCAATCGCTCGCATACACCAATCTCCCGAGGTGGGCGAGGAATTAAATAATTTTAATCCGCCTCCTCCACCGTCATCAATCGGTGTCACTAAAACAGAGGAATCTAATCCTAACGCAAAACACATCAGGGTAAATACATCCGAATTAACCGGCGACGGGTTAGCTAATACTGGTCCTCCCGAAGGAGAGCATTATGATGATTTAAATATTACGGATAATAACGAATATTATAAAAAGGTAGTCCCAATGTATAAAGAAGTTAATCACCCGACACCACAACCACACCCACCCCAGCAGCAAATGATGTCAAACAAAGGAGAAATGGCACAGAAATTAAATTATATGATCCATTTATTGGAAGAACAACACGATGAAAAAACAGGACATGTGTTCGAAGAGCTCATATTATATTCCTTTTTAGGAATATTCATCATTTTTGTAGTAGACTCATTCGCGCGAGCTGGAAAATATGTTCGCTAATATATTATTAAACATTTATCTGCCGGCAAATTTTTAGTTGCATAATTATAAAAAATAAACGAACTCTTTTGAGAATATCTAACAGTAATATTTACACCAAAAGACTTTATTATATAGACATTAGATGATACACCATCAATAAATACATACTTGGAATTTTGGCGTTTATTGCACATATGTAAGGCGATTGAAAATCCTGTAAGAAAAATATTATTATAATAAATATCGCTCAGTGATGCAAAATTAGTTATGACATTGGATAATCCTTCTTTTTTTCTCTCGAGAATTTTATTTTCACCCCGAATATTATTCGGAGTATACTTAATCATAGACTTCCTAAAGAAATATGCGGCAACTAGATTATCCTTATGCAAAACACCATATATAAATATATTTTCTGTTCTAATGAAATGAAGTATTTCTGCCATCTCGGGATATATAAAACATTTAAATCGGCTACTATTCTCATCAATAAATGTTTTTAAAAGGTTTACATTATCGCAAGTTAGCTCTATTACCTTAAACGACCCGTGTGGTATTGTTAGAAGAGGAATATCATTTATCAAATACCCTGTGGTGAGAAATGATGTTAATGGGATAATAATATGTTTAGGTCCATCGTGTTTAAACAAAATAGTGCTGATATTCTTCCTGTTTTTTCGTAAATTATTACAGTGGTTCTGTATTAATTTAGGAAATATATCCTTTTTCTTATAACCGGGATATATACACAAATTATCCATATAATAAATTGGAAATATAGGACCTTCATTAAATACCACGCATAATTTTCTACCACACACAATTCCCTTATAATTATCACCTTTCTCGGCATATGGCGAACTGTCGTAATATATAGATACATAACCATTTTCACCAGAATCCCTCAAATAAGGGACAATGTTATTATTCTCTGGTAGAAAGTTTAATGTAGAGGTCCTCAAGCAAAAATTCTTTATAAACCCACAGATATATTGAATTTTTGAATCATCCAATTCTGAGACATTATATGTTTTTATATCTATAATATTCGTATATCTGTTAATTGGAACTATAGAATTACTTATTGTCCCGTGCGGTCTAATCCTATACACAATATTATAGTAATGAAAAACAGGCTGAGTGCTCCAGAAATGATAGCGTATTTTAATATACGCCATAAAAAATATATATATAAGGATAATTGCTAATATTATGTAAATAATTATCATTTTAACAAAAAGTTAGATAATTATTAATAAATATAAACCGTTAATTATGTCGGCTTTTGAAATATATACAAATACTGGGAGTCATTCGTGCACGTCGACATATCTACTTTTCCCAATAATATAAAACCCACGTGTTTCGCGATATTGACCACTTCTTTTTGTGTAGGCATAAACAGTCGCAATTCGTGTTTCCGTATATTTCCCGAGGTTACCTCTTTAAACTGTTCACGGAATACCGCGGTGGAGTCATTCGGATATATTTCAAAGTTGGATTTATAATCATAATCCACCAGCTTTACAGTTGTATTATTATGATTACATTTTTTCACATATTTTGACGAAGACACCTCAAATGGGTTGCTGGATGTTAATACTGGGTCAAATCCTTTACTATCCACTAAATTTATTATTATGTAGCCACCCGGTTTTAACCACGAGTAGCAATTTTTGAAAAATAAATCTTTGTTTTGCATATAATACACAGTAAAGTTAAAACACGTAATATGGGTGAATGTATCTTTGGAAAAACTTGTTTCGTCCGTTGCATCTAAGTTGCGATAATCATTGTTCGGATACGTGCTTTTTGCCTTATTAACCATCGACAAGGAATTATCTATTCCTATTGCTTTTATATTTTCATTAGAAAACTCATCTACGTGATGACCTATACCTGAACCAACATCTAAAATGATACTCTCTTCCGTTACGTCTGTTTGTTTCCGAACAACCCCCACCTCAAACCTATTCCGTTTCTTGTTATATAGTATAACATCATATTGATTCGCATAAAAATCATCATATATCTCTCCGCCACTCTTCAAAACCATTTTTTTCTGGACACCAAATCCCTCCTTTGTTGGGTTTATTAAATTTATAAACAAGCTTAACGTCAACATCCCCCCTACTATATATAATATGAATTCTATAATAGACCGTTTTTTAAAATAATCATAGCTGTCTATAAGCAATCCCTTGCTTGATGTTTTAACCATATGTATTATATTGCTATAATTTTTGTATTTATTTTAATATATGACAGACACTGAAATTAATGATGTTCGGACAAAAAGTGATTTTAGACAAATAACCTTTTCGGGATTCCAGAAAGTCAAGGTTAAGAAGGAGATAACCGAGTGTTTATTATCTGGAAAGGTCGAGTCCGCGTGCTACTGGGGCGCAGAATTTATATGCGCCGGGCACTATATTGACCTATGGGAATGTATAATTCTATATATATCTAAATATATTCATCTAGGAAACCCTAAATTACCTATATATATTGCAATGCGTTTTAATAATTTCAAGGATATACTTTCTGGGGGTTACATCGACAATGAGTTGAGAATGAGAAATAATCCTAAAATTAGACGGTTGTTTGCCGAAATAACAGGGGTGCTGTGCTTCTCTCGAAAGAAACATCGTTTTGAGGACATAAAAATTAAAAAGGACGAAGAATTCAATATGACGCATATGTCTACAAAATTAAAGGCACCAACAATTAATTATGCCCAAACTATTTTCTGTAAGGGTGACCCGAAAGAAATTTTCATAGCGATAAACGAATTTGCATATCACATATCTCCTCAATCAAAAAATGTTGTGTCTGCGTGTTACTGGCTGGAATGGTTATTGGAGTTTGAGATGCTTTCCAAAAGAAAGAAAGAGGGATGTTTTTGCGAAAGGCGGAGTTTCGCCCCTGTATTAGACAAATATCAAATGGACATTATATGGATGGTATGGGAGTTGTTATTATTAGAATGCAAAAAAGACGAGAAACTTATTAAATCTGAAATAATGAACTCTCTGTTATCCATTTTTTGCATAAAATACTCTAGCGGCTTAAAGAAAAAAAGAAGATATCTTTTATATTTCGGAATAGCGCTTTTAACAGAATCTGTTGATTTAAGCGTTGATATTCTAAACGACAAAGACGCCATACACAAGATTATTGGAAAAATTGACGTAGTTTATAAAGATGTTAAAAAAAATGAGCTTAGCCCAGCAACAGATTATTTATTTGATGGGAAAACTGCACCAAAGAGCAATTTAGACAAAACAATAGAGAGACTTGACGCATTAAATAAAATGTCGGGTGAATAGTAATAATTATTTTTATAAGTAATAAAAACTAATTAACTTGTATAAGTAATGATTCCATCTAATTGTATAAAAGGAAATTCCGTGAATGGCGATGGAAATTCAGCTAATGGCGATGGAAAAGCTGTTATCGATTCCCCGCCGTCATCTCCTAAACAACCTCCTCCTCCCGCAGCTGCAGCTATGCTAATATCTGCAAATAATCATATTCAACATACGGCTTCTGCGAGTTCTTATCTCTCCACCTCCTCATTATATTCTCTTTTTTCGTGGCTAGGGACCTCATTATACTCACTGACAAACATCCCTCGCTCGTTTACATATTCGTCCAACCCCGAGTATGACCACGAACAAGTATTAACAACTATAAGGAAATTGCACAACCATCTTCGATTCTTAGATGCAAAGATAGACCGAATGAATATAAATACGGCGGGGTTTGCGACTAAAGCAAAAAATTTATATAATAACAAAAAAATAACTAGCGCAATGCATCAGATACGTTTGAAAAAAATGTATGATCACGAAATACAAAAACTAGAAGCACTCAAGTTTAACATCGAAAGCCAAATCCTGCATATGGACTCTGTAGAAATAATGATGGTTACTGTTGATACAATTAAGGACACCAGCGAGTATTACCAGAATATTCATTCTAATATAAATATTTCGCAATTAGAAAATACTCTAGATGAAATGGTAGAGCATCGCGATGATTCAACCGATATACAGAGCATTTTAAGTGACTTTAATGCATTTAAGGAGTCGACATATGACGAAGATGAACTCCTAAATGAGTTGAAAGCAATGAGCTTGGACACAGGTGTCGAGCAAGTATCTCAAAGTCAAATTAATTTAACCGATTTACCCGAAGCCCCAATACATCCTCTACCCAGCAAAATTCAGAAGAACCTTGCAGAAATAAAAAAAGACAATGTTGAGGTAGCCTTTTAATATATTCCAGGGATACAGTTGTCGTGCTTCTTCTTCTTTCCCTTTCTATGATGATGAATACAATTATTTCGTTTAGGGTCAATCATTTTTTGATGAGGCATCGTGCAATCTGCGTATCCGAAGTTTTCGGCCGCGGCAAAATTAGCATTCTTAGCATATGTATTATTTTTATCGTAAATTACCTTTTTTATGAAAGAATCGCTGGATATTGAACCTGTCGGTTTAAATATTATATTTCCCCTTGGTTTTCCCATCATACCTTGAGGTTTCGATATCCCGCGACTAATTGCAGTCTCGTTTTGTTCAATCGTTTTATATGTAGAATACAAATATTTGTTCGTGCTTGAATTATAATCGGGGATTGGTTTTGTCTGTCCTGATCTTATTATATTTTTATCTGGATCACATTGTTCACAATTAGTTATAATAGGACCACGTCTAACGTAATCCTTTAGACACAACATATTTCCGGTGATGGTTGTGGGGTTTCCGCCGGGAGTATCCATCGGCATCCCAACACTTGATCGACTATACCCACGGTCCCCTCTAGGAATTAACTGTTTTCGCCAATGTCTAATAGGCTTCGCCTTTCCCCACGCGGATATTGGTCCCGGCATTGAGTTTATCTCGTCCGTTGTAAGTGGTGCAGACCACGAAGGAACACCATACGTAGTCATATTATTTGGGTCTTTCCACGATATGTAAGGTTGTCCCCTCCAAATAGATTTGGAATTTAGCATATTATATTATAGCCTAGATAATATAATAACATACAAGCGAATTATTTAGAGCACACGTGTGGAGGTGCAAGATCGTGTTTCCGCCACCCACCCAGCAATACGCTTATCTCAAAAACATTTAAATCTATTCCCTGTTCGGTGCGATGAAACACATTGCTGATTCATAGATTTCAAAAAATATGGCGCGGTATGAGAACCACTATATTTCGCGGTATTTACTCCAAAGTCTTTTTTCATAGAATGTGCATTCTTTTTAATTGTGTTTAGCCGCAATCTATCCAGTCTAGTGCTGCTCGATACAGCCCCCTGCTGGGAGAACACACTATTATTTGGCTTGTAAACGAGGTTGTTCCTTTTTAGCGGGTCCGTGCACGTCTTTGTAACTGGGTCAACAAAAGAACAGCATATATCGCCACATTCCAACTTCGATCTACTCTGGGGACCATCTGTAACTGTCGGCCATAGTCTATTCCCCGCTTCATCCTCATATGATATACCTTCAATCTTTGACCCAGAGAGATTTTGTATATATGTTTTTGTTCTTGCTCTCAGATATGCCCTACTATCGGTATAATAAGTTTTATCTAATACTGTTGTAGCACTGGTAATTATCTGTGATTGTTTGCAACAAGAGCCATTCTCTCCATCAGGAAGGACCTTTCCTACATATTCAGAGAGAATATATGATTCTTCACAGCAGTCTTTCGGCTGTTTTAGCGTTACGCTCCCGCCCGGAATGCAACCAGGGACACCAACCCCAGCCCGACCCCCGCCGCTCGCCGCGCGAGGCTGTAGTTGCTTGCGCCAATGTTTAAGCGGTCTGCTTCTCGGATACCAACAATTTGCGGCCTCCTGTATTTCATCTGTATCTGCAGGATTTGAACCATTTGTCATCGGTCGAGACCACGTGGGAACAGCATTTACGAACACTTGTTTATTAGATTTCCATAAACCAACTTGAAATATTCCCATATAGTATAGTGTGCAGAAAATAATAACTATTAATAATATAATGATAACAAAATCTATCATAATCGGCTTTTTTATATATTTAATAATAAAACACGTATTTTATGGTAACACGATAATAGAAGGAGTCTCGACAAAGTCAGACCCCTCTAATGCGGCGAGTATTAAAACGATTGGTGTTACCCAAGAATCACATACACAGCAAATAAAGAAACTCACCGATAAGCACAACACACTTCGGATAACACTCGATAAATTAAAAAAGAAAAATGCAAAAAATAATGCGCTTGCCGATAATTTTAAGTCATGTTGTGAAAGTAAATAGATTTAGAGAATTTATAAACCATAATAATAATAATTATAATTATTATAATAATAATTATAATAATAATAATAATTATAATGATAATAGTTGTTGTAATTATTATATTTTTTGTATATCTAATTACAAATCATATGTTTTATTTAAATAAAACTTTTGAAGGGTATACAGCAAACTCGGAAAAATCGAAGATATCAGACATTAATACTAAAACAGACAATAACACAGATTTATTGAATAGATTAACAGATATTATAGAACGTTCAACCGATGACTTGAAGTATCTCTCCGATGATCCATCTGGTTCGGTAAAACACACGCACGACACACTCAAAACCTGTCTAGGTAATTGCAACAGTGTAGTAATTCCAAAAATATCAAAAAAAAAAAGTTGATTGTGAACTATTAATATATTTCTAATATATAGAATGCCAGAATGCGAATATAAAATATCCGACATAATAAAGAGTCCAGGAGAAGCAGGTGCAACAACTAAAGGTGACGAAAAATCGGTTGGCGGAACCATAGATGTAGCAGTTGGCTATCAGAATTGTTTATCAAAAGGACCGAGCTGGGCACTCCCAAAGGGAGTGCGAGATGACGTTATCGCAGTATGTGGGAAAGACCCAATCGGAATTGTTGATATAGTTAAAACAAAAGGTCAGTGTAAAGACACTGTAACTAAAAGAAAAGTAGATCTTTCTTATTTTGTAAATACAAAGCCCAGTTGTGGAACGAAGGAAAACCCACGGGACTGCGGTCTGAAAGCCGGAATATCAAAAGATATTTCGGGACTCGCGACGATTTTTGAAAATATGTTTTCGTTCGGTACTCCGGATTGTACAGAAGTTAAGATGAAACACAGCAGCCCCGGAACATCTTCTGCCTGTACGAATATACAGGCAAATGGGTATTTGACCAAGTCTGATGAACTTAAAGCAAAGGCGTATGATGCTGAATACGAAATAAACAACCAAGAGGGATTTCAAAATAGAACTCCATCCTTTCACCACGAATTCTCTATGCCTGATGACCCTATTATTCACCTTTATTATGCCGCCACTGGGCTGCTAATGTTTTATATATTATTGCGAGTAACAACTAATGAAAGATAGAACTTCCAACATTTAGTTACGCACAGCACCCTTCTTTTTTGGCGCAACTGACCCTCCTCCCCGAGTTCTTGATATAGCAGACTTAACATAGTTTTTATCATAATTCTTATATCCCATCGTTTTATTGCGGGTTGTTATAATAGAACTTTTTCCTACAGCTCGGGCTCTCCTGGATTGTATATGCTGTGAAGAGGAAGACGGTGTTGATTTATTAAGAGAATATGCCGAGAGCTTCGTGCCCGTTGTTTTAGAAAACTTTAAAATGGTCGAAACCCGATGAATATCCTGGGTTTTTTTATATATTAACCTAGAGTTACTAAATGCACTTCCCTGAGTCATCGTATCAGGTTTAAACGGGGAGCCATTTACGACAGAGGTTAGTCCATTAATTGTCGTCTGCTTTATAGGATAACTCGCTGGTCCTACGAAATAAGGTAATGTATAAATCGGAATGATATCGAGGGGCATTTATATATATAACTATTATTATTTATATATATACTTAATAATTTGCCATTAATGACGTGAAAGATGCGTTGGATTCGTCGCCTCCGAAGCTTTTATCATTATAGGTTTTATTGATCGCCGCCAGTTTTTTGAAACGGACGTAATCATCACCCGCATATACAAATTTAGGGTTTCCTGCGAAGGTGGCGTTCCCATTGAATTTTACTCCACTTGCTCTCGCATAAACACGAAGAGATGAAGAAAGCCCCACACTATTAAGGTGATTCGATTCTCCTCCGGTGGAACTCTGATTAATATATCCATTTGGATCTCCTGCATTATACGCTTGTCTAAAGGGCGTAATCACCTTTTTTACAACAACTCCGCCATCTTGGTTAAATCTCCCAAATCCTATTCGTAAGACTTTGCGCGCCAGGCCCCGAGTGCTCGCTCCATCCATCCCAGAACTACCATTTGCTCCCGCTCCACCTCCGATTAATTTTGGCTGGACGCCGTGTATTCCTCCTCCTAGCTTAAAAATATCGCCCAACATTTATATATATAATAAATAAAAAAATATTTCTCATTATCATTACATTATATTAGAAGACGATTATGTGATAATGCGTGGTGCGATGTTCATCGTTATAAGTTCCTGGAACATTAGTTTGCAAGAGTATGGCAACTCGACATAATTAAAATCGGTTCGGTTGTCACACGTTTTACAATGGTGAATGTGCATTTTGTCGTTATATGATGCAATCAATCCACACGCCTTGCAAACGTGAACGCTAAATGCGTCGGAAGCATCGTAAATGCGTCCTTTATTAAATCTTGCGGCACCGTGCGAGCACATACAATCCCTTTCCATTTCGCCATAGCGTAGACCGCCGTCCCGAGACCTACCCTCCGCGGGCTGTCTAGTTAGATTCACCATCGGTCCGATGCTACGACTGTGCCTCTTGTCTTCAACCATATGCTTAAGTCTCTGATAAAATACAGGACCAATAAAGATGCTCGATTCGATCTGTTCGCCAGTAAGACCGTTATACATTATTTCGTCTCCTGTTTGGCTGTATCCTACAGACCTCATCTTTTTACAAATGTCTTTAATATCAAACTCTCCAAAGCTTGTCCCATCTCCAAATAATCCCAACTCAAGAAGGATCTTTCCCATAATTGTTTCCTTTAGTTGCGCAATTGTCATTCTCGAAGGAATAGCGTGAGGATTGATGATAATATCTGGACGCAATCCGTCTTCGGTAAAAGGCATATCGCAACCCGGTATAATATTTCCTATAGTTCCCTTTTGTCCGTGTCGGCTGCTAAATTTATCGCCAATCACCGGCTTACGCAAATTACGAATTCTAACCTTACAACAAGGATATCCGTCACCGTTCCTTCCAATAAAATTTTTGTCTACATATGCTTCCTCCCGAGTTCTAAACATTCTGCTCTGATCTCTATATTTTGTTGTCTGGGTGTGATCTCCGCGAGCCTCCTTAATCGGCAACACCTTTGCGATAATAATATCACGGTTTTCCAACAAGGTATTCTCTTCTACAACACCATCTTCGTTTATTTTATCATAATTTCCAAATTTCATACCACTTGTTTTAGACGGGTCCGGACGCCCGCGTATCTCCTGGTCGCCGTGAATCTTTTTATCCTCATCCTTCTCGGTGTGATAAATTGTGGCCTGAAACAATCCGCGATCGATTGAGTCCTTGTTAAACAAGATGGAATCCTCCTGATTATATCCGGTATGTGTCATAATTGCAACGATTACTTGAGTGCCGGAAGGCGTTTTATTCAATCCAATCATATTCATTAGCCGCGTGTCTACGAGTGGACGTGTCGGATAGCTTAAGATATAAGCAGTCTTATCCATCCGAGAATCAAAGTTGGTCGCATACATTCCCATTGCTTGCTTGCCCATAGCACACTGGTATGTATTTCTCGGGGACTGATTGTGCTCTGGAAATGGAATGCACGACGCGAGAATCCCGAGGATGGTGCTCGGATGAATTTCGCAATGTGTATATTTATAAATATAATTATTATTTTTGTTTTTTCCGATAAGGATATTTGGTTTCATCGCAATCATACTTGAGTCCTGCTCCGATGCATCAACGTATTCAATTACAGATGTATCGTTGCGACAATCTGTTAGTAAGTCATCCCAGCACAACTCATTGTTCTTTAGCATATCAATATGCTTTTTAGTTATAAGGAGCTTTGAGTCGACTACGCGAAGAACCGGACGGGTTAATCTTCCCGCATCGTTGCAAACTCGGATTTCTTTATTTTGAATATTAAATACGATTGACGTATAAATGTTAATGATACCTTTATATTTTTTCTCCTTTAGTCCATTGTATAGGCTTACGGGATCCTTTGCATTACCTAGCCAAGTTCCGTTCACGAAAACCTTAATTCCGCTATATAGCTTTTCTGTCGACATCTCCGAAAACGTCACGATGTGCGGATTTACAAAATCATATAGTGGGGCACTATCACACGGGATTGTCACGTGACACATATAGCTGAGGTTTTTAACAACGCCTACCGCCGCACCCTCTGGTGTTTCTGCCGGACACAAGAATCCCCACGATGATGGGGATAGTTTACGGGGTTCAATTAGTTTCCCGCTTTTATCAATTGGCGTATTCACCCGCCGCATATGACAAACTGCAGACAAATATGTGAGGCGATTTACTACTTGGGCAACTCCTGCTTTCTGGCTATTTGAATGAAGAATTGCAAAATCTCCGGTGGCCAGGGCACGTTTAAGGCCGTTCTCAATTGTGGTGGGCTTAATAATTTTATAAATATTTGTCATATTCAAGATATTGAGATACTCTTCCTTCGACCTCCACGAACCATAATTAATCTCGCGAACAACTTGTTTTTGCATATCTTTTACAAGTTTATTGAAATAATTGCGGAACAAGTTATTAAGAAGGATACCCGTTAGGTCAAGACGCTTATTCAAATATGAATCTCTGTTATCGGTATTTCTCCAACCAAATTTACACGACAATAGTTTGTTGGCCATATAGCCCAGAAAGTAAATTTGCTGTTCCGTTGTTTTGCAGTGTGGAAACAAGTCGGTTTTCAAAACACCCATAGTGAAAGCGTATTTTTTCTTTTCACCAGTTGCCTTGTCTACTAAATATGGTGTGAACATTGCGCTGTTTACAATCATCTGCCGAGCTTCTTCTTGAGTCATATGTTTTTGTGCGTCATCAATCGACCCGCGAAGAGCAAATAGCATCTCCTTTGTGTTTTCGCTATCCGCGTCGAGAACAATGTGTGCACAGATTTCTTTATCCGGGATAATTCCGAGCGCGCGAAATACAACAAACAGCGGAATCGGAACCTTGATTCGAGGAATCTGAACAAACAATCCGTTTCCAAAGCCGGTGGTCTTTGTAGCGATAAACATCACGATTTGCTTTGGAGAAATGCACTTTGTATCAGGAATAGACTTAATCTCGGCAAACCAAGACCACTTGCTATTATTTTTGGTAATATTGAAACATTGAACACGATTTTCCGCCGCCCTTTCCTGTGCAAGACACGTCTTCTCAGAGCCATTAATAATGAAATATCCGCCAACATCCATCGCGCACTCTCCGCTAGTATGCGCCGGAATATGTTTATATTGTTCTAATACACAAATTGCGGATTTAAGCATAATTGGCAGCTTTCCAATATGGATTTTTGGAAGAGTTTTGTAAAATGTGTGCTCCACTTCTAGTGCTACGCCACTGCGAACGATATATTTTACATTAATATCCAATGTCATCGTGGCGGCATACGTAAAGTTTCTAAGGCGCGCCTCATTCGGAAACATCAACTTCGTCGCACCATTGTTCTCGTGGATCTGGGGACGGTGAATGCTAAAATTCGCAAAAGTAACAAACATTTCCAGCTTGTATTTATCCAGTTCTGGGACATAGTCCTGATCAGAGTGAATAACTACATTGTTAAACATATTAATCGTTCGCGGGATTTGGTAATTCACGAAGTCGTTGTATGACTCTACCTGGTGCCTAACCAACTGCTTCAAATGTTTTCCGTGAAAATACGAATTTATAATCGTCCACGGTTCTTCATTATAGTTCTCGTAATCAATCCCTTTTTCAGAATCGTTTACAGACATTGTGTTTTTGTTAAGCATTATCGTTATTATTTACTTCAATTTATCTTTATATCATTATTAAAATATAAACGCGTGCATATACGCAATCATATAATATCTAATAATAGTTGTAATACTTATATGTGTTGCGTTCCCAGGTTATTTAGCAATTTATAGTTGCGTCTAGAATTTTATTACACGTTTATTTTATTGCACGTTTATTTTATTGCACGTTTAATTCGATATATGTTTAAAATGTAGTATAATTATTTAACTATAATATAAATGTCAAAAAAGATGATCCAGCTGGACCCCAAGTTTATGTCTATTTCAAAAAAACAAAAGAATGGTAAAACACAGAAAAAAAAAGAGAGTCTCCGGAAAAGCAAAATAACAAACACCGGCGCATTACGAAAACAATTATTAACTAAAATAAAGGATTTTCAAAAAAAGACAGAAGAAACCCCAAATAAATCTTCCGATAACACGAGGGGTGGTGTGGATAATTTTGAAAAGGAATTCGATAAATCGTTAAGTTTCTTGCAAAATCTTTCATCTTCTAAAAAAAAATCTACTAAAAAAAAACACCACCGGAATACATCACAACACAAATCAACCCTTTCCACTAGTATCCCAGAAGTTAAAATAGCTATGGAGCTCCCTAAGGAAATGATGGAAACCCCGACGATGAGACTCCCGCAGTCACGAACTACATTAAAAAATACAGGTGGCCCGGCATATGGTTGTTTAAAAAATGGTTCTTTGCCGACATATCGCGAGTTTATACGAGGACGTCCGACAGAAGAAAAACAACAAGTAATACAGGCTCCGCGAGTGGAGTTAAATATTCGCGAGAAAACTCTCGAACAAGTGAAAAATAACTTTAAAAACAACAGGGCCAAAAATACGAATACGACAACAGAGATGAATGCTGCAGCAGCTCCAAGCGCAGCAGCTCCAAGCGCAGCAGCTCCAAGCGCAGCAGCTCCAAGCGCAGTAGCTCCAAACGCAGTAGCTCCAAACGCAGTAGCTCCAAACGCAGTAGCTCCAAACGCAGTAGCTCCAAACGCAGTAGCTCCAAGCGCAGTAGAAATGGAAGGAGGGGGAAATTCTGAGCAAAAAACACAACATAGAATTAAAACTACAAAATATAAACTTGGTAAAAATAAAACGAGCAAGGTAATGTCCATATTAATTAAAAATAGTGATACGAGAAAAAGGGTTTCGGCGGAATGCAGAAGGTTGAAAAAAAAATCTATTTTAGAGGTAAAAAACTATCTTCGTAAAAGAAACTTGCTTAAAACGGGAAGCGACGCTCCTCCAGATGTGCTGCGTTCAATGTACGAGAATGCAGTTTTAACAGGAGAGGTTAGTAACGACGCAAATGATACATTGGTACATAATTTTTATAATAAATAATTTTTATTCAGTCTTTCCCTTTCCCTCTAGATATACATTATAGTCTATTTTTTTCCATTTATTGCTATTCAGATTATCATCGTTTTTAATCGATCCCTCTCGGCTACCCAAACCTTCGCGCCAAATCATTGGAACCCAAAACCCCCACATATTTATTTTTTTAAATGGAATAAACAGTGTCCATGGTCTTTCATTTCCTAGAACAATCTTGTGTTTATACTCCGGCCCAACTATATTGAAATACCCCGGGTGCCTCCATACCTTTTTAACCCCCTGGTCCAGTGTTTCGCTATCAGCGTTTATTGTAATATATTCCCAATACCCCCCCGAGAGGATAATATGAAAGAATCCCCACGGGTGGTCGTGAATGTCGTCCGGGTCCCCTGTTATAAATTTATGGAGAAATACGTTGAATGGAAATGTTTGACGATCCCGTAGAAATAGATAATGTCTTTCCAGATATGGTGTTCCTGTGCATCGGTCGTTTATAACGGTTCGTCTACTATGTTCCGGGTATGCGTTCTGGATTATATCAAGAAGTGCACTAACAGATTTAATTACACAGATATATGTAACCAAACATATATCATTTATAATTGGAATATAACTGAACAAATTCTTTATGATAAGACTTAATAGAACAACACAGACCAATATCCACCATATACAAAGTATTATGAATTCTATTGCAAATTTAAATATATTCCTCGCAGTTTTTGTTGTATAAGACTCGTTTAAGTTTTTCATTACGGGATATCCACATACGTCGGCCATTAGATGTTTTATCGTTTTTATTTTAATAATTAATCAATTTTTTATTAAAATATATGTAAAATTATTATTTAGTATATGGTACGTCTGGGTCATAGCAAAGCGCTGCACCGCCAGCAGCAGTATGCAATAATGAACATCTTTTCTTGCAGCTATTGTCTACCGAAGGGTTTCCTGAAGCGTCTACATCAAGGTTTCCTGAAGCGTCCGCCAAATTACTTTTATATATTAATATATTTGTACCAGGTTTTCTAAATAAATTTTTGACATTATTGTTTGTTGTTGTTTGTGTCTTGCGCGCCCAAACACGATTTCTATGTATACTCTTTATTTTGTTAGCTTCTGAAAATTTACTCGAAATATTATGGTTTTTATTTGCGAATATATGCGCTTTTCTACGGGCGAACAAATCCTCATATGTAAAATTATTGCACGGCCCTCCTTCTATGGGGCATCGTATACACTGTAATCTTAGACGGCCCCCTATCCTAGGAAAAGCGGGATATGCCCCATTTATAACTATTTTCCCAATATTGACCTCGCCCAAATACCAATCTATATTTGTGGGACCGGCACGTATGTTTGTAGTTGCGACGGTGTCCGCGGAAATATTATCATATAGAATCCACATAGAACTCGATTCATATAATACATAAAAATTATTGTTGCTAATATATACATTCGAATCATCCATACCATCCTGCTTATTAATAGAAATATTGTCAAGATTAGTTCTACAGTAATGCCCCAAAGAATTATTTGGAAGCAATGCCGACGACGCATCAGTTTGGTTTATAAAATATTGCGAGAACATTTAGTATATTATATAATTATTTTATAATTATTTTATTCTATATGAAGACATTATGGATTATAACCATCTTTAATCCCACTGAAAAACCATCTGGTTGATAGATAACGTGGCGCCGCACCCATCATTGTATTATCCTGAAGAAGCTTCATATTTGGACCGTTGTCAACAATTTCTTGGATTTTATTTGTCCCGATTCCGCTATTAAAGTAACGCAATTCCGAAATGAATCCTGTAAATCCTCCATTTCTTGTCACAAATACATCTCCGTAATTCTGACGAGGTATCCCTTTCAATAATTCGCGTTTTACAAGAGACCCGTTAATATATACGTCTAACTGATTTTGATTGCTTATGCGGATAATAACATTAACCCATTTATCAAGAGGTAAATCGTTTATTACAATAGACTCCGGTATGGCGGAATTAGGACCGAGTCCGTTTTGTTTGTTCTTTCTCGACGAATACGTCGGAGTATCGTATGTATTCATCAGAACGAGAAGGCTATTTGTAGAAGACGATAAATACAATCCCGGCGCGTTGTTGGGGGTGTTTAGTCCGGTTTTATCATCAAAATTATAATTTCCCTTATGGAAGATGTGCTTATATTTCGCGCGAGTCCCCTGATTAGATTTAAAGTTAGTTCCATCAACGTATAGCCAAGTAGACCACGTAAACTCCAACCCAGTCTGATCATTTACCGAACGTAATATTGGAGTGTTTCCGCTAATGTTCGGATTTTGCCCGATAGTCATTCCAACGGTTGCATCGTGTGCGCCTTTAATTAATATAGGAGTAGGACTTGGTTCCATAAACCAAGACATAAGCCCCGCACCTAGTCGTAAAAGCAAAATAAATAATATTACAACGAGTAATAAAAATGCAAATTTCGCAACTGCACTATTAGAATTTAAAAATTCACGTCCACCGTCAATATAATTAGTAGAGGAGAATTTACTTAGTTCGACTTGTGTGTCATTTCCCAAGCTTGCTAGAGTGGAACTCATATCTATATATATATAAGATAATTTAGATATGGGTTTGTTGAATAATTATGTCTATATAATTAGGTCTATATAATTAGGTCTATATAATTAGGTCTATATATCCATGTGCCACTGCTCTTCGTTATTTTCCAAAAAGCTTATCTGGACTCTATATTTATTAAGTAGATTAGACATTGAGCTCCCTCCGAACCCACTTTTATATATGTTATATGCCTCCTGTGGGTTGCTTGCGGTCGGATAATACGTCAAGTCGGTTGTGTATCCGTCAAACCCTTTTCCTTGAGGAGTGATAACAATATTATTAAGATTATTCATATTTGCGGGACCGGGTAATACACAAGTATGGGTTAATTTCCCGTCTAAATATACATCTAAAGTTCTCCCATATACACTTACTGTTAGATTCACCCATTTTTGTAGAGGGAAATTTGAAACTGTGCAAGTGCTCATTTTTGATGATCCACTCCCACTCGAGGAGCAAGTAGAGCAATCAATCTTTTTCCCCATTTTCTGGCGATTTTGATTGAAATATGAATCCCCTATGCCTCCTACACAATAAGGATGCTGGCCCCCGAGCTTTTCCGTCAGGTGTCCCAGCATATTTTCCGAAACTTTTGCGGTGAGCGCCTTCCCGGCGGCGGTGGAAGCATCAGGCCATACAGAGTCGGTATAACATATATCACGGCACGCATTGTTAAAAGAAGACTTTTCGCCTACTGTGCTGATATATCCACACGAATCACATTCGGCGGGACACCCCCCTCCTTCTTCATTATAACATCTAACTGTTATGTTAATATTATTTTCTGTCTCTCCCAGATTAATATGCATAGACGGCCCCGCTCCGGCATCTTTGTTAGAAACACGCATAAGAGTCTTTTGTTTACCGTAATTACTATTCCAATCGTCAATATAATACCATATCGAATAGGTAAAGTTTCCGACGTTGTTGTTTTTAAGTTTGCTTGCAGATATGGTAGTCGTTGATGTCGCCTTCTGCATATTTGATAGCTTAACCGATTTCGTAGTAAACCATTGAATTATATAATAGATTATTATAAGAAATACTATTGCTATCAAAACTGTTTGAACAACGTTCATAATATATATTATCATAAGAAATTATCTAAAGGATAGGAATATTATATGTTTTTAATATATTATATGTGTTTTCTATCATATATTTGCTAAGTATTTTGCTGTGATATTTTATATTACAAATCCCCCCGTGTATCCCATTAACTGACCCCGCATCAACTTCTTGATAATACAAATATGGGGCGACGTTTGCGACGGTTCCCACCAATTCGCCATTCATAAAAAAATCCATATTTGACCCATCATAATTTATTACAAAGTTGTTCCATTTTTGATAGATAACGTCTTTTGATATATATATGTTTTTCATATTTCCCTTACCAACATCTGTCTGTATACGAATATTATTCTTCATACTATTATATTGGATAATCGGTTTATTCGCATAATTAAATATGGTGGTGTATTCGGAATATGACTCGTTTGTGGCAAGAGACTGTGGATTAATATAGAACCATCCAGAAATAGCATACTCGTATGCATACTTTCCTTTCATATTAGAAGACTTCTCGAGATTTTCAAAAGTCCCTAAAGTATGTTTATTATTTAAATATACTGGGTCTCTTAGTAAAGTTTTAGAATCATATGATGTTAAATAATTAAATAACAACGGGACTAAGAAATATATACTCACACATACAACTTCTAACGCCAACAATATCCACATAGGAGCGGTCGTTATATCATACTGCCGTTTCATCTCATCTACAATTTGGAGAAGTAGGCACGGCACGTAAAATATAATTTTTTCCAGTATAGAAAGCTTCTTATGTGAAAATTTCGTATACTTCTTTTTAAAATATAAATATGCTATTCCACCTCCGCCAACAATTATCAAAAGCAATAAAATATACTCAAACATCTTCGCCAATCCCGGCATAGTCGCGAATCCCCATACTATACTTATTATGATTATGAATATAATGAGAATGGTTAATGTGCACATAAATAATTTTTTTATGAGTGGGGTTATCTCGTCGGGTGGCGGTGGCCCCGGTATCACTTCGATACGGTTATCCAAACGAATTTTTACCTCGCCGTGATAAAACTGTTGCTTAAATATAAACATTAACAATAGCGAAAAGAAAATTAGTATGTTTACTAAAATTGTTGCTCTTGGGCGTTTTGTTGATATTTTATATGGGTCTACATAGTATAATATACACCAACCTATAAAAAGGGGGAATACTATAAGCAGGTCAAAGTTCTCTAATTTAATATACTTTGTTGATTGTATAACTATAACATAAAGTATTGCTGCAATTATGATAAATATAATTGCGGTGTATAATATATCAATGTGGTTGTATATCTGTTCCGCTCCATTAAATAACATTTTCGAACCAACATTGTTTGGAATAAATACAACGTCGCTCATTTATGTATTATAATGTTATTATTACAAAATAAATAAACTTTAAAAATTTTCGTGCGCCGTTTTCTCTCCGTGACAGTCCCGACATAGAGCAACAAGATTGTCTATATGGTTTGAACCACCCCGGTCTAACCGCACCATATGGTCCACCTCGAACCACGCTGGTAATTTTTTTTTGCAATTTCCACATTTCCAGTCTTGAGTAGACGCCACATATTTTTTCTTTGTTTCACTTACACTGCGTTTGTTGGAGTTCTTCCCCGAACTCATCATTCGTTTCTGCTGAGGCTGTCCAGTGTTCATATAATCCATATTTTGTTCTTGATTATTTCCGAAAAACCCGTTGTTTGTTAAGTCTAGCATTGGAGATAAAAAATCTCCCGCATCACTATCTATGGGAAGCTGCTTTATTAATCCGTTTGCATTATGAATGAATCCGTGCGATTTCTCGGGGAATTTCTTAATATACGCGTAAGAAGAGATTCCTACAAACGCTATTCCCGCCATCTGGTAATACTTTTTCCAAGATTTTAATTTTTGAACATACTTTCCGTCACTGTAAGTATTTGCTATTAAAAATGTAGTTATGCAAAATATAATTAACCCATATTTCATATTATACTAGAAATATATAAATTATTTCTAGTATATCATAATCTCTAACTTCTTATTTTTCGTGTATATTGACGAGGAGTTATTTTTGGCGTAGAACGATTCCATACTTCTGGGTAATTTTTATATTTTAGCGGTTCTCCTAAAGCCTTATTTAGTTGCAATAATTTTTCCATTAATTCCTTTATCGGGATTACCTTTGTGCTGTATTTTGTTCCGAAACAATATTCTGTTAGTATCTTTACAATTATAGATTGAAAATTGTTTTTCCAAGGATTCTCATCTGTGATTAAATCGTTATAGCTAACAATAAATCCCCAGATGTCAACGTTTTTAAAAAAAACATTATTCAGGTACCCCCCTACATCAAAATGATAATGCTTATCTATATATTTGTTAAATATCTCTTCTAAATATCCGCATATAATTTCTTTTCCTACGGACTTACCCAAAGTATTTTTTCCTAGAGGTTTATATAATTTGTCTATAAACGGAATCATATACCCCAGATGACCGTCTCCTAAACGATAAACAGCTGTATCATATATATGTGTAGCCAATCCTTTTTTTATGATCCCATCTATATTTGAAAAATCAGATTTATCTTTTTTCTGTTTAAATTTTTTTACATATTCGCTTATTGTTTCTTGAATATTCGACTGGAATAAAATACTGGAAAACGGGAGGTTAAATTGGAATGGTCTGTCCGTTAGCTCTAATGGAATCGTTTTTTTATTACTTCGGCGCATAGAAAGCCCCCAATCAATTACGCGAGTTTTTACATTATCTGTTATATATATGTTTTTTGGAGAAACCGTACGTAATATATTAGACCCCTTAAGATCTAAATGGTAGAAATTCTTAAGATTCATTATCTTAATTCCTCGATTAAGAAGATTAATCAAACATATATTTGTTACACCAAAGCTTTTGTGTTTTTTTTTTGATGGAGGCAAATTATTCCATTTGCTCCAAAATATGTCAAGGTCTAACCCTCCATACGGCAGGTTAATTGTTTTAAGCTTATGCAATTTGCCATTTATATTTTTTTGTGTAATATTTTTTCTGTACAGTGAACTGCATTTTTCATTAAATCCCTTCTTATCACTAGTAGTAAGTTTCAACGGATTGCACATATATGCTCCTTGTACTAAAAAATACTCGGCGTAATATGGTATGCGCGTAAGATTTTTATTCACAACATTTATCAATTTCATCTCTTCTTCTGCATTTTTTTTAAACATTAACTTTGATACGTAGTTTTTATCGGGAGCATTCTTTTTACATTTCAACGCCGGTTTAAATACGCACCCAAACCCTCCCTCTGCAATTGGTTTTCCCGCGACAGACTTTCTATTAAGATTTCCTGTATAATTTTTATATGTATTAATTTTTTCATTTCTATTTTTTATGTATCGCCGGTTCTTGCGAGTGTTTCGCAAAAAAGACATACGTGACTATATAATTACTCTTTATAAAAAAACCACCCGGTCATTATCATTACTAAAACGCAAAATATAAAGGCAACTTTCTCTCTTCGCTTATACTGATCTATGCTCTCAACCGCCTTTGGTTTGTATTTTTTATAATATTCACTCATTGCTTCCTCCATTGTTAATGAGGGTAATTCTAGTGCAACGTTTAATTTATTATGTATGAAGTGCATCCACCGCATAAACGACTCCCTCGAGTCTAAATAGGGGGTTACTGGATATTTATCCAATATTTTACTAAATGTATTTCCTATTTCTTCAACCGGAATAAATAATGGGAAATTTTGGATGAAATCATAATATTTTTTTTTTGTAACACTGTTCGGGGTAGTTGGATAACTTAATGCTATAGTATGTAATGTAAACCAGTAATGAGGACCCCATACATCTGGAGCCAATATCATTATAATAAATAATATTAAAAGATGGTATAAATAACATATATTAATATTATTTAACGAATATGAACAACTCATATAATTTTTGCAATAATTGCGGAAAATCGGGACACGTTTTCCACCAATGTAGATTCCCAATAACAAGCATCGGATTAATCCCATTTAAAAATACAGCTTCGGGGATTAAATACCTAATGATACGTAGAAAAGATACTTTAGGATTTGTGGATTTTATGCGTGGTAAATACCCTATTCATAATTATAAGTATTTGTGTAATATTATAAATGAAATGACTATAGACGAAAAGAATAAACTGTTAACCGGAAATTTTGATGTATTATGGAAAGAGCTTTGGGGAGAGAACGTCAGTATTCAATATAGGATAGAAGAAAAAACATCTCGGGAAAAGTTTGAATTATTAAAAAACGGAGTTTCTAGTGGGAAAAAAAATTATAATTTAGATACGTTAATAACTACATCTTCTACAGGTTGGCAAGAGACCGAGTGGGGATTTGCAAAAGGGAGACGAAACTACCAGGAGAAAGATATATGCTGTGCATTGCGAGAGTTTCACGAAGAAACAGGCTATTCTAAAAGTTCTGTGAATATTATTCAAAACTTGGTTCCGTTTGAGGAAATATTCACCGGTTCAAATTATAAATCATACAAACACTGTTATTATATTGCAAGTATTCCCGAAAACGTTAAACCGTTGACTAGTTTTCAAAAGAGCGAGGTGAGTAAACTTGAGTGGAAATCATTTGAAGATGCTATAGAAATTATACGTCCGTATAACTTTGAAAAAAAAGCGGTTTTAGAGAGAGTAAATGATTTATTAAACAATTGTATGTTATATACATAAAATATACACAATTATATATATTATGTCTTCCGTCCAAAAACAATGCATTGATATAAAATCACAAGAGGACTGTAATATTCAAGAGAATTGTTCTTGGGCCAGCGGGAAGAAGCGTTCCTTTTGTCGGACTAAAAAGAATAAGCACGATGTAGAAGACAAAAAGAAACCCTCGACAAAAGGCAGATGCAAAAAGGGAACAAGGCGCAACAAAGCGACAGGATTATGTGAAAAACATAAGGCTTCTTCCGCGAAAGCTTCGCCTGTATCTGCTTCGCCTGTATCTGCTTCGCCTGTATCTGCTTCGCCTGTATCTGCTTCGCCTGTATCTGCTTCGCCTGTATCTGCTTCGCCTGTATCTGCTTCGCCCGTTGTAAATGATATTGAAGAATTTAATCTCGGCGAAGTAATAGACTCCGACGATGTATCTCCTCAATCCATTGTTTCTGAGGTAGATGACTCGGAAGAGGACTCGGAAGAGGACTCGGAAGAGGACTCGGAAGAGGACTCGGAAGAGGACTTGGCTCCAGAACCGCACATAAATAAATTAGAGGTAGAATATCAAAATATTAACGTTGGAACAACAAAGGAAAGGTCAAAAAAGATGATTGAGTTCGAGATGAACAAAGAAAAAATAAATCGGGCTATTATAAAATCTCGAGATAGATACCCGTATTTATACCCAAGTCTAGATGATGAGGATTTCAATATAAAAATAGCTGAGAAAAAAGAGTTTAGTGAATCGAAATACGAGGGGAAAATAAAACCCGTTGCGGAAGAAGCAGAAAAAATATGCAATAGCGATTTTGAACTTGCCCCACAGCAAATTTTTGTTAGAAACTTCCTTTCATTCCAAACCCCATACAATAGTTTGCTATTATACCACGGACTTGGGTCAGGTAAAACCTGTTCTGCGATAGGCATAGGTGAGGAGATGCGCGATTATTTAAAACAGATTGGCAGCACACACAGGATTATTATTGTTGCTTCTCCCAACGTCCAAGAAAATTTTAAGGTGCAGTTATTTGACGAGAGAAAATTAAGATTAATTGATGGATTATGGAATCTACGGTCATGTACGGGAAATAAATATTTAAAGGAAATTAATCCTATGAATATGAAGGGATTATCCAAAGAAAACGTAGTGAAGCAAATAAAAAGGATTATTAACACTTCATATGTATTTATGGGATATATACAATTTGCAAATTATATACACCATAAGTCAGAGGTAGACACAAGCATTGATAAAAAAAGACAGGCGGAGCTTCGGAGGATTAACCTTCAAAAGGTTTTCAATAATAGACTAATCATAATAGACGAGGTCCATAATATCCGCGTTACAGATGATAATAGTAATAAGAGAGTTGCAACAGAGGTGATGAAATTAGTAAAGATAGTCCCTAATTTAAGATTACTTTTATTATCCGCGACTCCATTATATAATAGCTACAAGGAGGTTGTGTGGCTTCTTAATTTAATGAATATAAATGACAATAGAACAGAGATAAAAGAAAAATATATATTTAATTCAGATGGCACATTTAAGACCAACGACGCCGGAGAAGATGTTGGTAGAGAAATTTTAATTAGAAAGGCAACCGGATATATTTCATTTGTGAGAGGAGAGAATCCATATACTTTCCCGTTTCGCATATGGCCTCCGATGTTTACTAAGGAAAATACATTTAATAAGGATAATCGTCCAACATACCAATTAAATGGGCAAAAAATAATTCAACCACTTGAACATATATCCCTATTTTTAACAAATCTTGGCAGTTACCAAGAAAAGGGATATCGTTATATATTACATTCCATTCGTAAAAATTTTAAAAAAGAGGGCGATGACGGAGAAGATGCCATATTTAAAAACATGGAGTCATTCGGTTACACCCTTCTTCAGAGACCACTCGAAGGGTTGAATATAATTTATCCAAATAAAAAGTTGGACGCGTTCGAACTAGAGGAATATGATTTAATAGGAGATGATGAAGAGTCAGAGGAGGATACTGATGACGACTCCGATGAGGTAGATAAAGACTCCGATGAGGTAGATAAAGACTCCATTGATAAAGACCTTGTTGATGTGGTGGATGATGCTGGAGAGTCGGCGACAGAGGACAATGCGGAGGACGCGAGTAGTGATGTTGATTCTGGGTATGAAAGCGAGGTTGACGTTAGGGATCTTGATGACAACGCGGGCGAAATAAAGAAAGGAGTTCCTGCCAAGCTTGATTATTACTATGATGAGAACGGAATTACTCAGACAGGTGGAACTCCATCGCCGAAAGAGCTAGATGAGGAGGAGGCTCGCGAGATATTCGACGCAAAGATAATCGTTGGCAAAGAGGGTTTACGTAATATAATGACCTATAAATCCGGGGGGTCTAGCAGCGTGAGAAGTGATTTTGAATACAAGGAAACAGGATATGGTAGTATTTTTTCGCCAACAGAAATAGGCAAATACAGCGGTAAAATAAAGAAAATATGTGATTCCATAATGAGCTCAACCGGTGTAATATTAATTTATTCTCAATATATTGATGGCGGGCTGGTCCCGATTGCGTTAGCTCTAGAAGAACTAGGGTTTACAAGAGCCGGAGGGAATTCATTGTTTAAAACGCCACCGACCGAAAGAATAGACGCGGTCACTTTACAGCCAGAGAGCGCTTCCGCGTCTGAAGGGAAGTTTTCACCCGCACATTACACAATGATTACAGGAGACAAATCATTATCTCCTAATAACGCGGTAGAAGTCGGGCGATTGACAAATATAGAAAACAAGGACGGTTCATCTGTTAAAGTTGTTCTCATATCTCAAGCTGGGTCGGAAGGACTAGATTTTAAATTTATTAGACAAGTCCACATACTAGAGCCGTGGTATAATATGAATCGAATCGAACAAATTATCGGTCGTGCTGTAAGAACGTGTAGCCACAAAGATCTCCCTCTGGAAGAAAGGAATGTCGAGATATATTTATATGGTTCCCTAATGGATAATGTAAAAATAGAAGCAGTAGATGTATATGTTTATAGACACGCGGAGAGAAAAGCGATAAATATAGGAAGGGTTAGTCGAGCGCTAAAAGAATCTGCGGTAGATTGCTTATTAAATATCGAACAAACGAACTTTACCGTTGAAAATATGAACCAAACAATAACCCAAAATTTATCTAGCGGAACCTCCATACAATATCAAGTTGGCGACAGACCATATTCTGCAATATGCGATTATACCGAAAGCTGTCAATATAGTTGCACGCCTAATAAGAACATTACAGATATAAATGACGATACCTATATGGAGTCGTTTATTATGATGACTACTGAAAAAATAATACAACGAATCAGAGCATTATTTAAGGAGAAATTTGTATATTCGAAAAAATCGTTGATAGGGCATATAAATGCCGTAAGGTCATATCCTTCCTCACAGATAAATGCGGCATTGCATCAATTAGTGGAGGATAAAAGCGAATATATAACAGATAAATATGGACGATTAGGGAATCTTATTAACATCGACCAATTGTATCTATATCAGCCCATTGAGCTTAAGCAAGAAAAAATATCTACGTTTGAGCGGAGCATACCAATACCATATAAGCGCAAATCAGTTGAAATAGAACAAGAAATAGCACTCCCAAGTAAAATGCATTTTGGAGACGAGGATGATGTCGAGTCGTCCGCGAGTATTATTGAAAAGATACGCTCACAATATATAATTGGGAGTTCTCCGTGGGTTGTTGAGCGCGGAGTTAAGGACTGGTATAGATATTGTGGGGCAACAATCTCCACGATGGAGAAAGAGCTAGGTATTTCAAAAGACATATTATTAAGGCTTTTGACTGACCATATTATTGAAAGCTTATTGTTTGAAGAGATAGTTATTTTGCTGAACCATCTAGAAACGGAAGATGCAAGACTAGATCCGGAGTTTAGTAAAAATATAAAAGCGTATTTTGATGAAAAGTATTTAATCGTTGATAATATGAAGGGTCTTTTATTGCATAATTCTAAAAAAACTCCCCCCAGAACTCTTATCGTTAAAAAAAGAGATGAGTTGAACAATAAATGGGTGGAGGGAGACGACGCAGATATGTATCGGTTGCGCGGAGAAATAAAAAAGAAGATCGTAGATATCCAGCATAAACATAAGAAAAGATTTAATAAATATATTGGTTACATCTCAGAATTTAAGAAAGACGGTATAATGGTCTTCAAAATAAAGGATTTTACAAATGAAAGAAATAAAGGTGCGCGTTGCGACCAATCTTCTAAGGTCAGCGCCACCGCCTTATTGAAAAAAATCTTTATACACGGAGGAGAAGAGGACAATATTAATAAATTTTTGGATGCCTCGAAAATACATCTTTGTGCTGTTCAGGAGTTGTATTTGCGGTATTATAATTATGTCGAACAGAACGATCTTACCTGGTTTGTTACACCAATTGACGCAATAATGCATAATCTAGATAAATAATATATAAAATATAAACATGATTACTCTTTTAGGAAAGAGGGGTATATATATATATGATTTGAAAAAAGACGAACTAAAAACTTAATAAAAAGCGAAATATTTTACACCTTTGACCATTTAAACGCCGACTATATTAGGATATGAGTTTAATATTATTAAATTTACTAGCCATTTCAGAGAAACCAGAACAAGACGCTGAATAAATTAATTGTGAATTAGATAAAATGTAAAAATCTGTAATAGCATCTAATATTTGTTTATTTGTTGTATTAGACAATGAAGTATGTCCTATTTGTGAGGTTGATATAATAATATTTTTATATATATTTTTAAATTTTAATTTCTGATTATTATTATCACAAAAAAAAATTATATTTTTATCTTTATTATCTTCTATAAATTTATATAATTTTTCCGAAGAAAAAGCTCTTGTATCATTTTTACACAAAACATATTTTTTATCAGTTTCTAAAAATTTATCACCCAATCTTAAATGTATAGAAGTATAATTAATTGGTAAAGAAGGTAATAAATGTTTAACATTTGTTTTTACAATATTATCAAAATAGAAAATTTCATTCAATAATATATCACCAGTATATTTATCATTATGATAATAATGTCGTGCTTTTTCAATAGTTACATTTTTAAGTTTTGATATTTCATCAGATGAAATATATAAAAAATCATATTTCAATTAAAAAATCATATTTCAATTTTATGTATTTTTCAATTTCTAAATTATTTATTTTGAGATAAAGTTTTATATTATTACACATACACTTTGTTAAAATTATCATATAAAATTTTACATAATCACCAATACCACCTTCTCCTAATTTAAAATCATAAACGCTTGTTTTATTAAAATTATTAAAATTATTAATATAATTTTCCATACACAAATATAGTTAGATAATATTATATTTTGTTAGATTAAACTAATTAATACAAATCTGCGTTTTAAATGTTAAAAGGGATAAAAGGTTATTCCAAAAAACGTATTACATCTCTCTCTACACGTGGAATGGGCACCGCTCCGCAGACAGCGACGGCTACGATAGAGATGGCTGGCACGAGAACGGCTACCATCGCGACGGCACCCCCAGCAGGGCTGCGGCCTCCCACGTGGCAACGCAGGCGGAACGAGATATTTGCGAGTGGGAACTAGACCAACACCTCCAACAGCAGTCAGCGCCCGCGACCAAGAAGAAGGCTGGGCCGCGAGACTGTTGCACGATGGGTGGGGCCAAGCGCAGCAGAGCCAAGCGCAGAAGATAAATAAACATGTTTATATAAAAACCTGATTAACATATGAATGAGATAAAGTAAAAATTGATTTAAAATAAAGAATAATATTAATTTAATATAGTATGTCAAATAAACTTAGTCAGAAACCCGTCCAACATACTGATAACGTATACAATACAATTCTAATTACTAGACCCGTATCTATTAATATTAATAATATTGGGAAAGGACTAAAGAACACTTTAGAGCGTGTTCTGTCTTCCCAGTTTGAAGGAAAGTGTATTGTCGAAGGGTATATTAAAAAAAAATCTATTAAAATCCTGACATATTCTAGCGGAATTGTTAAAAGTGACCACGTTAAATTCGATGTTGCGTTTGAATGCGATGTTTGTATGCCGGTGGAGGGGATGAAAATCTCTTGCAACGTAAAAAATATTACCAAGGCGGGTATTCGTGCGGAGCTCGGCGACGTTGACAGCCCAATCGTTATATTTATTGCAAGAGACCATCACGATATTACAGAATATTTTAACAGTGTTTCCGTAAACGATACAATTCATATAAGCGTAATTGGACAGCGATATGAACTAAATGACTCATTCATATCTATTATTGCCGAACTTTTGCCGCCACAGAAAAAACTAAAAATTATCAAGAAGAAACGATTAATTAACAAACAAACATAAAAATAACATAATAAAGAAATATATATGTCTTCACTAGAAACTCTCAAAACCAAAATAGAGAAGATGCCCCAATATCACCAAATCGAGGTATTTAGCATATTAAAACGAAACTCCGATATACATATAAATGAAAACAAAAACGGCACGTTTATAAACTTAACAGAGCTGAAGGAAGAGGTTATTTTTTCATTAAATAATTATGTAAACTATGTCGACGAACAAACGGGGAGGTTGAATATTATTGAAAACGAGAAAAAGCGTCTTGAGGAGACGTATTTTAATAAAGATAATAAAGATAATGTAGAACTCACTATATAATAATGCAAACAGCACGTATGGTGAATTCGATGAAAACATTTATGTTGACGCGCGACGCGTGGAATATAGAAAATCCCAAAAAAAGCATAAATAATCCCAAAAAAAGCATAAATAATAAATCGGATTTTTCAAAAAATACAAAGGTATCCGCTAAACCTGAAAAAATAAAAGACGTGTTTCTTATTCCATCGCATAAAGATAAATTATTTTGGTGTTTTTATATTTTAAAATTCGGAGAGGATAGCTATGATTCTGTATATAAAAATGTATTTAAGACGGAAAAGGCGTTCAAACTAAATGCCGCAGAGGTTTTAATCAACAACGAATCCCTCCTTAAGGCACATAAATTGAAGCGAATAAATATTGAGAATGACCTAATAAATGAAAAGACCATTACAATTTCGTGTCTATATGCGTTGTGTCTTATTTATAAAGTAAACATATTGTATGTTATTAATCGAACATTCTATAAATTTATTGGTGACGCTGGGGCATCAGTAAATGTTCTTAAAAAAGACAAAAAAGGTGATATTGGTATAGTCACAAAGATCAATGTAGATACGATTACCAACGGCTTTTATGAAATTTTAAACCACGCCAAGCCAATCCTTTCTTTTTCTGCATATAAACTTGCTGAACTGCAGGAAATTGCACATAAGGTAGAAGTTACACTAATAAATGAACTTGGGAAAAAGAAAACCAAGAAAAAGCTATATGAAGACATCCTCACCAAATTTTAATAAAATTGAACAATAATATAAATATTATTATTCAATTATATATATGTCTAAGAAACCCCATATTACCGATATGGATGAGCTAATCAAATTTTATGTTGAACAGCTCCATCTATCTCCGGAGGTTGCGGACGAAAGTTTGGAGCTGGAGGTTAAATTCGCAACTAGGGGGCGCCATAAAATATCACGGATTGAATACAATAACGCTATTCAGCGTGTTGTATCTAGTGGGTTTAGTATTAATCAGGCGCAAAATAGTTTGCGGATATTTAATGAATATATTGACCCTAATACCGGGAGGAAGAAAATGTCTACTATTCGCACAGAAGTAAACGGTATAGGAAACATTTCCAAATATTGCAAGACGAACGAGCTGTCTGATGATATGAATGCAACATATCAGCAAAAGAATTACTTAAAATATGGGGGTGAAAATGTCTATCCTGTTAATAACGAAGACTTTAATTTCAGAACGGCCCTCCAGAATGAAAAAAGCTATTCAGACGATAATCCGATTATTAGAAATATGCTGGACTCTTGGAAAGATAGCAAAAAAACATTTAGGTATATATCTAGAAATTCTCTGACTCACGCAGATTATCCGCTCAGTGTTGATGTAAGTATAGTCAAATCCTCGAAAAGACTCGGAAAATATCCCTCCCCGGAATATAATTTTATAGATTCGGGCACACTTCAATCGCCGGAACAATATGAGATTGAGATTGAGATTGATAATGAAAAAGTCAAAGAAATGATTAAAACCATACTAAGCGAGCTGGAAACCCCTGACGCAGATAATTCTGCCCTTATCAAAACGATTAGCGTAACTATCGACATTGGTATTAAAAAGCTGATCCGGTATATTCTTTCTGGGCTCCAGGAAACAAACTACCCCATTTCTTATCCAGAAATGGATAAAACGTCTCAGGATTATATGCGAATCCTATGGACAGATAAATATAAACCAGAGATGAGAATATACCCTAGAAATTTCATCGGACCGTCTCAATACACCCTCCATATGCAGAATGTTATTCCTATTGACGAAAATGTAAAGGTCCCGAATATTAGAGATAATTATACCGTTACTGAAAAAGCCGATGGTTCTAGAAAATTGCTATTTATAAATAATATTGGGAGAATTTATTTGATTACGACAAACATGAACATCCAGTTTACGGGAACAATAACTAGGAAAAAGGAGGTATTTAATACGATTATTGACGGAGAGCATATCCTTTACAATAAGAAACACGAATTTATCAACAAATATGCTGCGTTTGACGTATATTATATTAATAAACAAGATGTTCGTGGACTAGCATTCACTAGTGCGGATATGACCGTAACAAAAGATTATAGACTAGCTCGTCTTTTGGAAGTAGTCCACGATTTGAAACCGGAATCTGTTGTTAAAAAAAAGAGGGCACCCCTCAACATTATTGTGAAAACGTTTTATCTAGGGAGTGCCGGAAAAAGCATCTTTCACGCGTGCAATACAATCCTGACAAAGGAAGAAGACGGATTGTTTGAATACGAGACAGACGGGTTGATCTTCACCCCAGCTGGATTCGGTGTTGGGACAGACGCGGTTGGAAAGACAACCTCCCTCCCAACGAAGACCACTTGGGAACACTCTTTCAAATGGAAGCCGGTCGAGTTTAATACGATTGACTTTCTTGTCACACTAAAGAAAAACACAGATGGCCAAGATTTTGTTGGAAATATTTACCACAGCGGCACCGACGTTAATACAAACTCGCAGATTAGCCAATATAAAACCGCTATTCTTCGCGTTGGGTTCGATGAAAGCAAGCACGGATATATTAATCCGTGTCAGAATCTAATTGATGGAAATTTCCCGTCTGCCCGAGATAAAGACAGCAATGACTCCTACAAGCCAATGCAATTCTTCCCGACAAATCCAACCGATATGAATGCCGGTATTTGTAATATAATGTTGGGAAGCGGACCAACGAACAATAAAATAATGACAACTATTGAAGGCGAGATTATTGAGGACAATATGATTGTTGAATTTAGATATGTTCGAGACCGGGAAGAGTTTTGGCGATGGGTTCCGCTGCGTGTTCGTTATGATAAAACCGCGGATTTCAGAAGTCACGGGCGAAACTTCGGAAATGCATACCACGTTGCGAATAGTAATTGGAATACAATACATAAGCCCATTACGGTTGAAATGATCCGGACAGGCGAGACCATCCCCGACGAGGTTACCGACGAGGAAGTATATTATAATGTAAAAACGGGAGATAGCCAAACCCGGGGATTGCGAGAATTCCACAATATGTATGTAAAAAAACATCTAATTACAAGTGTATCTGTTAGAGGGAATACCCTAATTGACCTTGCTGTAGGGAAGGGGGGAGATTTGCCGAAATGGCGAAGCGCCAATCTAAAATTTGTGTTTGGGATTGATCTTTCGCCGGATAATATCCAAAATAGACTAGACGGTGCTTGCGCAAGGTATATTAATAATCGTAAAAAAATACCAAATGTTCACGGAGCGTTGTTTGTAACGGGAAACTCCTCGTTTAATATTCGCAACACAACAGGTATCTTTACCGCAAAGGGAAAACAAATTACAAACGCTATGTTCGGGAAGGGTGCGAAAGATAAAAAGGAGCTCGGTGCGGTCGTTTATGAAAATTACGGAATAGCTAAGGATGGCTTCGATATATGCTCTATCCAGTTCGCTATCCATTATATGTTTGAAACCAAGGACACGTTCCATAATTTACTGCGAAATGTGAGCGAAACAACAAAAGTTGGCGGGTATTTTATTGGAACAAGTTACGATGGTCTCGAAATATTTAATATGCTTGCGGATAAAGAACTCGGGGAGGAAGAATCGTTGCACTCTAAAAATAAAAAAATATGGTCTGTTACGAAAGAGTATACGTCGGAGAGCTTTGTTGCAGACGAAAGTTCTCTAGGGTTCGCGATTAATGTATACCAAGAAAGCATTAATAAATACGCCCGGGAGTATCTCGTGAATTATGAATATTTGACAAGAATGATGGAAAACTACGGATTCGTTCCCATTACTGATCTGGAAGCAAAACAATTAAACTTCCCATCCGCGATCGGATCATTCCAGAGTTTATACAGTAAGTTGGAACTTGAAACGGAGAAATTCCCGAGAATGAAAAAAACATTTCATAAAACCCTGCATATGAGCCCTGGTGAGAAGAAAATATCGTTTCTGAATAAATACTTCGTATACAAAAAGGTGAGAAATGTGGACGCCGAAACTATTGCAAGAAGCTTCCTCGGGGAAGTAGCTGCTGTTAAAGAGTCGCAAGGCGAGGATATGATCGATGAAGAGGTTTTGCAAGATCCTGCTCCTGCTTCGCCTGCGCCTGCTCCTGCTCCTGCTTCGCTTGCGCCTGCTCCTGCTGCGCCTGCTCCTGCTGCGCCTGCTCCTGCTGCGCCTGCTCCTGCTTCACCCGCGCCTGCTTGCGCCTGCTCCTGCTGCGCCTGCTCCTGCTGCGCCTGCTCCTGCTAAAAAAAATATAAAAAAGGGGACGAGGAAAAAAACTCTTAAGATTAAGAAATAGATATTTATATAATACACCCATAAAGCGTTATACACGAATTATATAATTGTAGATGTATATAAATGCCATTAGTAATTGGTGCACTGGTATATAGCATGATTTCCGCCCCGACTATATTGGGTTATTATGATTGTAAAAGAGGGAAATAATCCGCGGGAATATCATTTTGTATTAGAATGAACAAATCCTTCATTTTAAGTAGGTAAATTATTAATATATATATATATATTGGTTCTGCGTTGAGAAAAGCAAACAAATTAGAAGATAATAAAGAAGAAAAACTGACTATAGAACCAAAAATATATCCCGGAGAGATTATAAAAATAAATCGGGGGTTTAATTTATTTTTAATAAATATAACATAAAAAAGTTATATAGTATTCGTAGTCATAGGTACTTTTTCATTTTTTTTTATCATCCAGTCTTTACCATATGTATTGACTAAAATTTTTTTATAATTATTAGGAATATAAACCTTTTCTCCTTTCCATTTTATTTCTATAAAATTTTTTTTATTTTTATTTAGGTAACAATTTTGTATGGTAAGTTTATTCCATATATCAAAAACATTATCTTCATTATAATCAGCCATATATATATCTATAGACGCATACTCATTTGTTTCTTTAGTTTTTAAAATTCCATTATCATAGTTTTCGATTTCTAAATTATGTGTTAGTAAAAGATTTTTAATTTTTTTATAATTTTTCTTTTCAACAATAATATCTATGTCGTCGTCACCATCTATACAATTGTTTTCACGTATTAAACCTAGTAGTGTGCCGTAACATACAAACCAATCATTTATATTATTTTTATGTAGTAATTGAACAATAAATTTTAAAGTTCTATTTAATTTTTGCCGACTTTGTCTATTTCCAAACGTTTCTATAAAATTTTTTGTTTTAAAATTTTTATAAATAATAAAACATAAAAAAAATGTAGTTAAAAATAAAAAAATGTTTTTCATTAATAATATAATACTATATAAATTTATTAGTAACAAGTTGAATACAATTTTAAGAACAGCGTGTCCAATCGCACCACACGCCAACCTTTTCCCAGCATTACCAGTTTTGGTTGATTATCACATATAATACTACAAACTACCTAAAAATATAAAGAATTTGTATATAACTATGAGTTACATACAACTTCCTATTATTACTCGCATTGATAATATAGATAAACTGATATCATTAAGATCGAATAAGGGAGATATGCTTCGACCTGTTCTGAACAAGACACTGTTTTTATATTTAAACATTATAAAAGCCGAAATAGACAACTGTCCGTCTGAGTGGGACAAATATAAGAAATACACAAATCCATATGAATATATTCATACTCCGGTCTCGGGAACAAGTACATCTATATGTAAACTAACTCCTTTATCGCGTTCATATTACAAAATGGTTGAAATATGCAATTTATTATCAATATTAAAAGAGCTTCCTTCTACGCTAAAGTCTTTTCATTTGGCGGAAGGACCGGGTGGTTTCATCGAGGCGTTGGCCGATATGAGAAAATCCGATGAGAATAAGTATCACGAAACAGATGAATATTACGGTATGTCTCTAGTAGATGATTTTGACCGTACCATACCTGGTTGGGAAAAAACCGAGGTTCTACTTAGTCAGTGTAAAAATATTAGGATTGAAAAAGGACGTGATAATAAGGGAGACCTGACAAATCCGGATAATCTACAGTACTGTTTCGATAAGTATAAAAACTCTATGGATTTAATAACTGGTGACGGAGGATTTGATTTTTCTATAGATTTTAATCAGCAAGAACGTGTAAGCGCCAAGTTAATTTTTTGCCAAGTTGCATTTGCAGTTTCTATGCAAAAAACAGGAGGGACGTTTATTATAAAATTATTTGATACATTTACCAACATATCCGTAAGCATAATTCATCTCTTAACGCGATTATACAAAAGTGTATCTTTTGTTAAACCTTATACAAGTCGCCACGCAAATTCCGAGAAATATCTCGTATGTAAGAATTTCCGACTACATCCGGTGGAGGTGAGACCATTAGTGCGTAAATTTTTAACTATTTATCGAGATGAAAATTTTGACAATATGACAAGTATTCTTGATATTCCCCTCCCTTATCTATTAAACATCAAGATTGAAGAATGCAACGCAACGTGTGGACAACAGCAGATTGAATGTATTTCAAACACATTAAATCTAATCGACAACAATAAAAGCGATAAGTTAGAGATATTAAAAAAGTCTAACATCCATAAATGTAAACTATGGTGTCAAAAGCATAGGCTTCCTTATAATAAAAATGTGGTTGCGAATAATATTTTCTTACAAAAACAATATAGTTTAAAGCTATCGTAGAAAGAATAAGTAGATTACCTATGGAAGTTTTAAACTCAATATATTCAGCCGTATGTTCCGAGAAAAAAAAAGAGAGGTTCGAAACCATTTTAGAACCTCTACAAGCAATAACGCAGATCGCGTTATTGTCGTTTTGTCCAAAGGGGACAAAACTATCTATATCAAATAATTTATTATTTGTCCAACAACCTACGTGGAAACAGGGCCTATTCCGTTCGTATAATCACGACGCTAGAGATGATTTATATTTTTTATTTAATGTTATTCGAAGATTTAATAAGTTTTATACTAAAAGCGAAATTGGGGAAACCGATACGGGAAGGCAATTATTTTCTCGATTGATTGAATTAAGTAAAGACGGTATTGATAAATTAATACAAACCTATTCGGATAGTGATAAGAACGCACTTCTGCATACGTTGCGTATGTATCGCACAATGTTAGATAAACCAGATGTATTTGAAACTGAGTCAGATACATCTGATGAAAAAAACTCCATTGATGATATATTTATAAATATTACCAAAATATATAAGCCTCATCACATCGATTTGATTAATAATACAATACTTCTTACATCGGAAAGTCCCGAACATTACGACACATATCTTACTGGACTAAACATAATGCTAGACCCTATACAATCACAAATAAATAAATGGATTAGTGATAATATAGTATTTTAAGCGGGTAGTTTATACCACATCACCGACATTTTTATAAATGAATCTACCGTCGTAGAAATAGGCTGTGAAATAGTTGTATTTTTTCCGTGAAACCCTACTATTACAGGGGATGCGTTTCCCTGAACTGCCACAATCAATTCTATATTTATACCGGTGTGTCCTGTAAAATTGTTCATATATGATACGGCCCCAGAAACTACGTCGGGTGCATACGTAGACCCCTCCGATTCATTAAAAATTAATCCTACATAGTCTATAGGATTAGCTTCACTTGGCATTTCGTTTGCTATTATAGTACCACTCGAATCCGTTATTCGAAATCCACATCCTACCACATTACTAAAACTATTATGTTGCACAAGCGTGCATTGTAATTTGATATCAAACCTATAATTATCGCTGGGGTCCAAGCCACTAATGTCAATAGGCGCCTTTAATACCGAGTATGATGTTAATGAAGTAGACGTGGCAACAAACGAAAACGAATTATTATATGAACTATCACACGTAATAGATGATTCTGTATGATGTAAAGGTATAGTTTCTTCATACAGGTCTATTGCGATTTCAACATCCGCCGTAACATTTCCCATCTGTAATTTTATAATATCTAATATATCGCCGGATGCAACATTTTGTGAAAAATTTATGTGTTGCCACGCGCCGGTGTAGCCTGTAGACGATAATGCTGTATGAGATACATCATTATATTGAACGCCTTCATTTGTTAGGGTTGTTGCGTGTGCTAACGTTCCCCCATTACCCCCGGCACCTCCGTGATTATTCCCCGGTCCAAGTATACCGGGAATAGATAATGAAATGGAGGCATTCCCTGCACCAGATATAGAAACGACGCGAATATAATAGTATTTTGCAGGGTCTATATTAATATTTGTAAAATTAAAACTTCTTGGTATGATTAATGAGTCTGCTATAGTAAATTGAATAGAGCTAGAACGAGTAATAGGTGTATATGAATTTAAATGGGAACCATTCGCAGGAATAGCTGTTGTAGTATTTACGAAATTTGAACTCATATCATCGCACGTAAAATATTTTACGATTAGTCCTTGGTCAGTTCCAAACCCGGCGCCAGTCTCGCCCTGTGCGCCCCTTGCGCCATCAGAACCCGGCGCGCCTTGTATTCCTTGTATTCCTTGTATTCCCTGTGGGCCCTGTGCACCTGTCGCGCCATCTGCTCCCGAATCGCCCTTTCTCCCTTTCGTATAAACGGGTTCTATATAATTTGATCCTATTGAACTACACGCGTTGGTATTTCGTTTAAATCCACAAGATCCGGTAAATATATCCGACTTTTTTTTTTCGCAACCATAAGCTGGTGTTTTTACTAAACAATTGGGCATATTATTATATATATATACATATTAATTGCAGCATTTCCCAATACTGGAATTGGTTGTCGGGTCTTCTTTGTATTTTATAACTAGTGTTGTTAACCCCGCGGGCAACGCCTTGCACGGAGAAATTGCAATTCTATTGCGCAACGCATCATTCGTCCACCACGCCCGACAACTATTAATCGACCTGTTATATTTTCCATATGATGAAAAGGTATTATTGCACGAAGAAGCCGTTTTTTTATGATGTTTATATTCCAAATAGTTACTATAGGACGTGTATGTCATATATATATAATAATTATATTATTATTATTATATATTATTTTAATTATCTGCGACTACTGCTCGGGCGACGGTGCCGACTACGACGGGGACGACTACGACGGTGCCGACTACGACGGGGACGACTACGACGGTGCCGACTACGACTATGTCTTGGTTTTTTTTCTCTTCTAGATTTTCTTCTAGATTTTCTTTGCCTAATACCTCCGGCACCAGGTTCTTCATTCGACTCTCGCTGAATATTACGAGGAGGAGGAGGAGGAGGGGGGGTGTATATCCGCATCCGACCTGGGTAAGGTGGCGGTGGGTCTGGTTCTGGTGTGGACTCGGGCATTATAATATAATAATTATATTATATATTTATCCGTTAAAAAGCACCGTCCAGGTCAAATGTTGTGTCATCTTTTGTTTTATTCGCCAACGCATATTCTCCTACGCGTTTCTCGAAGAAATTGGTTTTTCCCTCAATACTAATTTGCTCCATAAAATCGAATGGACACGACGCGTTGTATATCTTATCATATCCTAATTGCACAATAAGTCTATCCGCAACAAACTCAATATACTGAGACATAAGCTTGGCATTCATAGAAATCAATTTACAGGGTAGTGCTTCGCAAATAAATTCGCGTTCAATCTCGACCGCCTCTTTTATTAATTCCAATACTGTTTCTTTTGTTAGTTTGTTCTTTAATTTATTATATAGCAAAATTGCAAATTCCGTATGAAGAGCCTCATCACGCGAGATAAGCTCATTTGAAAATGTCAACCCCGGCATTTTACCTCTCTTCTTTAGCCAATAAATAGAGCAGAATGCTCCGGAAAAAAAGATTCCTTCTACGCACGCAAAAGCAATTAATCTTGTTGCAAATGAGCTATTTTCATCATTAATCCACTTAATCGCCCAATCAGCCTTTTTTTTGATACACGGAAAATTATTAACCGCGTCAAACAACTTTGTTTTTTCGAGACTATCCTTTACATACGTATCAATCAATAAGCTATATACTTCGCTGTGAATATTTTCCATTGCAATCTGAAAACCATAAAATGCCCGCGCTTCCGATAACTGAACTTCTGTCATAAAGCGAACTCCTAAATTTTCCAGAACAATCCCATCAGATGCTGCAAAAAACGCTAAAATCATTTTAATAAAATACTTCTCTTCGGGTGTAAGAGTTTGCCAACTAGTCAAATCTTTCGAAAAATCAATCTCTTCCGCGCGCCAGAAGCAATCCACCTGTTTTTTATACATAGACCATATAGCGTGGTCCTCAATTGGAAACATTACATATCTGTTTTCATTTTCAGTAAGAAGTGGTTCCTCGACAACGGTTGACATCCTATACAGAATTTAGAGATTATATTTATATATTTTTACGCCAATGTTTATCCTATGTAATATATTTATACGATATCGGTTCTTAGGGGGATTTATATTAAATACTAAATATATAATATAATGGATATTGCTAAACGCGACATTCGCCATTTAAAAAAACTAAAACTATGTGAAGAAAAATATACAAAATTGTTTAAAAAATATAATTCTTTAAAAAAGAAACAAAAGGAAAATATACACTATAGCGGAGTTGTAAACCAATACGAGGAATATATATCTGGTATAAGAACTAAGCAGGCGGAGCAATATGAAGCTCTGCAGAATCTGACGCATTATATTGATGAAATACATAGAACAACTAAGCTATCGGAACAATTATTAGATGAAAGTAAAAAGGATCAGAGTGATATTTTAACTAGGATGAAAAACATAAAAGATAAAAGATAAAATAAGTTAACATAGCGGCGTTCTAAGATTTTTGAATTCGATGCGATCACCTTCTATGTGGAATCCTTCCGTGTGTCCCTCTTCTATGTTGAATCCTTCCGTGTGTCCCTCTTCTATGTGGAATCCTTCCGTGTGTCCCTCTTCTATGTGGAATCCTTCCGTGTGTCCCTCTTCTATGTGGAGAATTTACTATATGACCTTTTTTTTTATGTTTCTTATGTTTTGTTCCTCGATTAGAATAAAGCCGTCTTCTTATTGTTCCCTTCATTTTTTTAAATTTACGTTTTACTGCACCGCCGTCATCGTCACCGCTGTCGCTGCTGTCGCTGCTGTCGCTGCTGTCGCTGCTGTCGCTGCTGGCGCTGCTTTTGCTTCTTTTGCTGCTTTTGCTGCTTTTGCTGCTGGCGCTGCTTTTGCT